TCATCAGGCCGGAGTTTCCCCTGCCCCTGATTTATTCATCTTATTTTACTATAAATTTTGGAGGTTGTAAAGACAAATCTTCGTAAGTCTTCATAAGTGCTCATACAACGTCATATCGTAATTTTCTATCATTGCCTAAAAACACCACAATAGCATAACTGCTCATAAATCGGCATATCTTTACGAGAATTGGTGTAAAAATTGGTGTCAACAACTTTTTCTTCCGTTGATTTTAGATTCAAATTCGTTCAGTGCATCTTGCTCTCTAATGTGAGTGTAGATAGAGAGCGTTGTGTTTATGGTATTGTGTCCCATAATGTACTGAACGGATTTTACATCCATATCGGATAGAATCAGTCTTGTGCAGAAGGTGTGCCTAAACGTATGCGGCGTAATTGCTGGAAGTTTTTTTGTTTCATCAACCGATTTGTTGTATGCATCAATTAAGTGCCTAAAACTAGAAGCGATTCCGTTTGGGCTCATAACTTGTCCGTTTTGATTCACAAATAAAAAACCACCATAGCCATCAACGATAGGGTTAAATTTTCTTTTAGAGACTTCCTTAATTAAAATTGAAAATGCATTATATGCATTCAAAGACATTGGAACCACTCGCTCGCCTTTTTTGCTTTTTGGCGTTTCAATAAAACGTGTCCCATTGTTTCTAATTTGTAATTGATGAGTCACATTAACCTTTCTATTCTTTAAATCGATATCATTGATTGTAAGGCCACACAATTCTCCTATTCTTAATCCTGTTTCGTATAGAACAACAATGAGGTAATAATATCTTTGATATCGTTTACTTTCTTCGACAAAGGTTAAAAGTCTCTCGTACTGATCTTCTGATACAATGATTTTTTCATTGCTTTTATTTTGAATAACTTTTGACAACTTAAAATCAAATGGATTTTTATTTAGAATCCCGTCGTCACAAGCCATATCAAACGCAGGTTTAATAAATGATTTATAGTTATTGACCGTTCCATAGGTTTTTCCATCCTCGTACATTGACTTTAGAAATATTTTTGCATCCGACTGTTTTATACAATCAATCGGCATATTTCCAATCGGCATTCTTTTTATAACACTCAGAAAGTGTTCTATTCTTTCTGTTGTCTTATCCTTTAATGACGATTTATGAATAAACACATATTTTTCAAGGAGATCACTTAATGTTTGTTTCTGTGGAAATACCACATCTCCATTTTTCAAAGCTTCTTGAATTATTTCTTCAAGTTCCCTAAGCGAACGTAAGTCTTTGGCGTATATGGTTTTTCGTTTTCCTAGCATGTTCGTGTATCGGTATTGATATCGACCATCTTTTCTTTGGCTCTCACCTTCTTTTAATACTCTACCTTTACTATCTTTACGTCTTTCCATAATAGACTCCTTACATTATTATAAAGAGCCTTGATGTGACACTATAAGTATATCACACCAAAGCTCCAATTTCAAATCGAATAAGACTGGTCTATGTATTTTTCGAGAGCTTTACGTTTGATCAGTCGTTTTGACCCAACCCATAGCACAAGCTGTTTATCATCTTTATCTGTGATTTCTCTCAACTTATGCATTCCGATATTGGAATACATAGCAGCTTCCTCTAACGTTAAAGTTGTTTTTTCCCAGATTGGGACTTCCTTCATTCAATCACCTTCTCCATCTTTTCAGTCCCATACTTTGCTACACACACATTATAGAGGAGCATGGCGCGGGTCATCAGACCGACACCGCCGATACGAGGTGTAACTTTGATATTCTCCATGTTATAAACAGCGTCAGCACAATCACCATGTTGCTTACCGTTCTCGTCGTAGTTGATGCCGACATCGATACAGACCTCGACTCGATCAATACCAAACGACGTGATAAAGTTACGTTTTCCGACCGCAGAAATAATCACATCAACCATATCCATTGCAAGAGCCGTGCACTTCATAAAACTTCCGCTGCTATTCACAGAGATCACATTACAGTGGCGCTTAATCAGCATATCAACCAGTGGACGACCCACGATGTCAGATTGACCGCATACAAGCACGTTCTTACCATCCAGGTCATAATCGATCGCATCAAAAATCTTCATAACGCCAAGCGGAGTACAAGGCTGAAATTCGGATGTGGAATTAAAGCCATCAACATCAACTGCGTCTGGAATGCGTATATTTTTTGGATTGATATGTTTTGGCAACGGGAGCTGAACAATAATACCGTCCACATCTTCCCAGTTGTAATCTTCCAGTATTTTGTTATTTAATTCATCTTCAGTAATATTTTCTGGCAGTTTGATAAGGTTTGCTTCGATTCCCACCTCTTCACAGTCACGTAATTTACCTTTAATATAAGCGTTGGATGCATGGTTGTCCCCTACTTGATAAATATGTAAAATAGGAGCATAGTCATCTTCTGCGATAATATTCTTGATTTTATTTTTGATATCTTGTGCAATAGATTTACAATCAATAATCATTATGAACCTCCTTACAGCATCATACCGGCAATGGCATGAATGACTCGCTCAAACATTTCGTGATTAAAAACATAGTCGCCAAGGTCACGCACAAACGAGATGATATTATTTTCTCGACCTTCGATTTTAAAATGCTTAAATCCCTGTGAAACCAGCATTTTGATTTCATCTTCATTCATAGATGTGCCAAGAAGAGGATTGCTGTTTCGAGTAGAGCCGCAATAGTTATATACTATCGCCAACTGATTTTGCAGCTCCGTAATATCATCACCATTAACAATAGCCTGACCCAGCTTTGTATTCAGCTGATAGTGACGGCCAGCCATGGGACAATTCGGCAGACACCGGTGATTGACAATAAATTCTACTCGATCATGGTCATGTAAATTCTTAATAAACTGCTCGTCATGGATCTTAAATGGATTCACAACGACAATATCAAAACGGTCAAGCAGACGATTATAATATTCAGCAGAATCATTCCCAAGGCCGACTTCGACGGATGGTTTTACTTGCGAAGAAATCAGCTCAAGATTGGGATACATATAGCGAATATAATCAGCCAGTAAATCGGACATAACAATAACGCCGTTACGGTTTGTAAGACAATTTTGATTATTATGATCGAGGTGCCGCAACATAATATTTGAAGTTTCATCAACGAGATCGCCACGTGTAACAAACGGGCTTGAGAATGTCAAACGAACTCCAATACCAAGTTCATTATATTTATCTGCTCTGGACAGAACTTCTGACACAGGCAGATTTTTCTGTGGTGGGATACGACCACCCTGCAGGATTGTGGAAATGCTGCCAAACACATATCTGATGCCATTTTTCTCACAAGCCATTTTGCAAGCTTTGTCAATATCAAACATCATTTCATCATGGCCGCAGAACGCACCAATATTCCAATCGATTTCACCGCCGTAATCTTTTACAAGCATATTTACTCTACCTTTTCTTCATAACCAACATAAGAACAACAACTAGCATAAAACTCAGCTGCTTTTCTTCCGTGAAATATCATTTCCTGCTTTAATTCATCTAAATCGTTGTAGACTTTAACTTTCCAGAGATCGTAAGCATCACTAAATGATTCTACTTTATAGTATCCAAGCATTTAAATCTCCTTATAAAGAATTCAAGTTTTATCGTGTTTCGTAGTCGTTGACAAGCTCAATCACATGTCCATCTTCACAAACGTAGTAATCATATCTCCAATATCTACTGTGAGCACTATTACTATATTTCCATGATGTGTTATCTTTTGGGCAGACACCATTGTTCCACTTGATATCATTTGAACTGCGATTGACCTTCCCGACAAAAACACAGAAACCGATCAAAAGTACAATCGAGATAATGACGGCTATGGTTTTTGTAATAAGTTCATCTGAATCATTATAATTTTTCATCTACACTTTACCTCTTACTTACATCATCTTGTATGGCTCATAGCCCTGGGCCTTGTAAAAATCAATCCATAATTTTAACGCCTCAAATGAATAGATATACTCGTCTTTGATGCAGATTTCATTATTAGAGAACACTTGCAACTGACAGCAGAACGGAAAATATTCATTCGTATATGTCTTCAATTTATAAAACCCTAATTCTTCCATAAAATCACCTCGTTACTGTACTAACTCCATTATTTTTAATCTGTCCTTTTTGAACATGAATTATTACAGAGTCAGCATTAACAGTATTGGTTGATTTATATTCGATATATGGAGCGTTGCTATCATATACAATTTTTACATGGCCTTTGATATTCATATAATTGCCATTACAAAGAACCGTAAGCATCTCGTAATTTTCTGCTGGGACATTAGATACCATAGTAGATGTATATCCGTAGATGCCAGATTCCAGTTCTTCAATAGTGGCAGTCCACTCAATCGGATTATAATGACGATAGATACTGTCGCCAATTACCCATACAAAATATCCAACAATAAGAGTAATGAGCACACCGACTGTCAAAAACAAGATCTTTTCTCCAAGAGTGAGTTTTTCATTATTACCATCCAAGTTCAACACCACTTTCGTTTACAATATAGATGCCGTTGTCTTTCAAATACTCAATAAACTCTTCATGTGGCAACTTATGGGCGAGCTCACAAATAGTGTAGTTATTTCTGCCTTTCACCCACTTTGTTTCTTTTCTCAAGTTAGACCACTGATGTACACGAAATTCCTTACAACGCCATTTTAAATGAAAGGTATCTGCACATAAATCGCAAATTGGTATCTCTACATAAAAGTCACACGGATAGCGTTTTCGTCGCCACCACTCCATATCATAGAATACAATGCCATAGAGTTCAGGATACTCTTCAAATCCGTGTTCTCTAAGATAAGCAAAGCCCAATCCGTTGATGGTCCATTCTGGCGACCTTGGAACCGTATATCGAAGCTGCGATTCTGTGTGCGAGATGCAGGCATTATTATATTTGCCGTCGATACCCATAATGTACCAGTCGGATTTATAATAGCCGATTTGTTTCACAGTAAGTACCTCAACCCGTTCAAATACTTTTCTTTCAGCCGTGGCGTCAGCGTATCCACTTGCGATAGATGATCCTTCATGTCAGCCAGCTTGACAAACCACGCACAGAGACCATAACGCTTGAAGTTGAGATAATGAATTTTTTCGCAATAATCATTATAATTTACTTCGTCTGGCTTCGTTAAAAGCTTGAGTGCCTTCTTGAAATTTTTTGGAAGACCACTTGTGTCGTAGTTTGTATCCTCCAACAGGTCGTGCATAATAGCCAAGCAACGGCAATCGTTTTTCAGACTGTCTGGAATAGCAGAGTTGGAAGACACATAGTTCATAACGCGAACCGCATGTTCAAATGTTTTCTCGTCGTAATACTGATGTGCGATTTTTAGTGCGTCATCAAGAACGACATAATTTTTATCAAGACTCATCTTTTTACCTCATAATTTTTAAGATACTTTACTTCCTTTGTGGCTGGCATACATCCGTTAAACCAATATCTTCCGCGATGTTTGTCTTTAAAGTTTCCCCAAATCATATTCGTGTCTGGTGCATGTATCAAAGGTGATGAATCACATGAACTAAAATTATTGTGTTTTGGTAGATATCGAGACCAATATTCAATATAATTTTCATCCAATACAGAATCACGGTAAACTGATATTACATGTCGTTGTTTCAATAAATGTATTGCATATGACCTTTCTTTCGTTACGAGATTTGTACAGTTATCTTTGTAAACAAGTGCCATGTTTCACAACCTCATAAAAGTCTAGTCCTTAAAAAATAAGCTTACACTGATATTTATTTAAAACTTCCTGAATCTCATCAACAAAACTTTCAACAGCCGAATCTGCTTTTTCTTTCTGATATTCTTCTACAGAATCTACATCAACGTCAATATTGATTTCATCATTATGGTATGGCTCGCCAGTTAAATCGATTCCATAGTTGATTTCATCGAACGGAGCCTCATACCAGGTACCGTTTTCTCTATTAACAAACCCAAAAGTCAATTCGGTATTTTCATCATAGCCTATTTCATTCAACTTTTTGATAAGTTCTACAACCTTCATCTTTTGCACCATCCTTCGATTCTCTCACACGCTCTGTAAATTGCGTCAAAAAAGTCAACTCTTGTCTGTATCAGAAACAGTTTGAAGTACGCTCTCCGCTTCTTTGCGAGCCACCAATCGTTGTTCATATTCTTTGTTCGCGATTCGTTCTTGCTCATGCAATTCAAGTCCTTTCAGCCAGTAAGATGGACATTTATAAATTTTTTCGAGGGTGTTTGCATCGCAAAAGTATTCTCGATCTCTTTTGTTGTAATCGTAATATCCAATAAACGACAGGCCGTAATCGCTTATTACAACGTTGTCTTTTAAAAGGATCGGACGCTCATCCATGACCTTGACCCAACCGAGGAAATCTTCGCAAGATTCGGCGCAACTATCTCTTGTTTGCTTCCTAAAAGCGCATACTTCTTTATGTAAGCAGTTACTGCAAATGCTCATTGTATATTCCTTTCTAAAACATACATTTTATTTTATTCATCAAAAATCTTATTCCTAGGCATTATATTAAGATCAAGATTCGGCACCATACTAACAGTACAACCGCATTCAGGGCATTTAGTTTGATAAAGAAAAATATTCCCACATGAACTAACCTCCATCACACCATTTGCATCAGACCAAAATTCACAACCGCAATCACATAAAAATTTATAAGCCAGTTTTTCTGGTTCTTTTTTATGTTTGATAATTTTAATTGCCATAATCATACCTCAATCCACAAACACAAACGTACTATTAAAAATATCTTGTGAATTTCTTTCTTGAATCATGTTTTCCGCAGATAAAGCAACCTTGATAACTTCTTCATCGGTATGCGTTTCATTATATTCTGTCGTGTCGCAGACCTTATAAATCTTGCCTTCATTATCTTGAAGCAATGTTCCCCTGCCAAGTTTTAATGGAGTTGTTTCCTTTTCTTCTCGAATATGTGCTTTCATACTATCACCTACAATATGCGTGTAAAAAGGCAGATTCTCTTGCAAGTAATCTCATTCTAATTCCACAAGTGCATTTGCACTCAGGACATTGTATTTCTGCAGGACGCCCTGTATTATCATAATTTTTTACCGTTTCGCTAACAGGTCGTGCTGGTAAAGGCCATACATGAAATTCAGTTCTTTTAGCTTCAAATACGCACCTGCAAGAGTCACAAGTTACTTTATATATTTTCTCAGAATCTTTTGTCTGGCTCGTTCCGTGTTTTACAACATTCATATTTTTATTCCTCCCACCCACCCATAAAATTTACCTTTTACTTAATACCGTACTTTGCCTTGACCTTCTTCAGAGTCTCACTCTTTTTGTGATAGTCATCGCGAGCTGCCTGATAAGCAGTCATTTTCTCTGCCAAAACACGCTTTGCTTCGGCCTCTGCAACGTCAGCTTCTGCCAGCTCTTTGTTCAAAACAAAGCCGCTCGTCTTGATACCATCAATAAAACCATCCATGCGATCCTTCTTGACGCTTTTCTCACCCATTGCACCAGTATCAGTGTTGAACATCTTTACAATAGAATCCTCGACACCGGCGATATTGTAAACATAAAAATACTTAGACATAATAATTTTCTCCTTTTATTTTTCTTACTGCTTTCCGGTACTTCCAAACCCACCGGCTCCACGTTCAGTTTCGTCCAATTCGGAAACTTCTTTAAAATCAGCCTGCCAGAACGGAACAACTGCCATCTGAGCAATACGGTCACCATGAGTAATCATTTGAGGGATATTAGAATGATTATGTAGTGCCACAATATACTCTCCACGATAATCTTGATCGCAAATTCCAGTTTTGTTTGCAGGAGCCAAACCCTGCTTTGTTGCTAAACCGCTGCGAGCATAAATAGCGACATACCAACCTTCAGTCGGAGCCATCCGTAAACCAGTATGTACCTTAACGGTCTCATGCGGCTGAATCATCATGCAGCGATCACCATTCTTGTTTACCATTGTTGCATCATCAAAACCGATATAGGCATACAGGTCTGCACAAGCAGCATTTGTAGAGCCGTAAGTTGGTAGACGAGCATCATCATGCAACTTGTTGATTTTGATATTTGGACGATAAACCGGAGATACCGCTTCAATACCTCCATGATATCCGTAAATATAATTAGTTACATTTCCTAAATCCATATTATTTTCCTTTCTTATCTTCTGGAGCCCACCAAAGGACTGGTCTTCGTAAAGCAAAACTCTTATTACAGCCGATTACACGTTGATTGGAACTCCCCATGTACGGCAAAGAGATGTCTCGTTTAGATTCGATATATGGACCATCGACTAGCACGTTTATGTTTCGAATAATTGTTACCGTTGTCGGAATAGTTTGATATTCCAATTCTTCTGCCGCCTGTTGAATCAATTCTTCCCATGTATATCCAGTCCACATCCAAATGTCTTTGCTTCCTTCAAACTCGTGTCTGACTCTTATTAGAATTTTGCAAATAATCTCCCTGTTCTCTGGATACAATGGATCTCCACCAGTGAGCGTAAGCCCTTGAATATAATCCGGGCGAAGTAAATCTACAATTTTATCGAGTGTTTCATCTGTGAATGGCTGACCACCATTCGGGTCCCATGTAGTAGGATTCTGACAGCCGGGGCAATGATGCGTACAACCCTGCACGAACAATGTGACGCGTACCCCCTCGCCATTCGCTATATCACACGGAACGATTTTAGCGTAGTTCATCTCAAATAAACCTCGTCAACATACTCGCGCATACGATAATAAGAACATTCAGTGCGACGACAGTCCACTTTACATATTTAAGTTTGATGTCGTACATTACAGTATTACGTAAGAAATCGTATAGAATTTCTTCGGAACGGATAATTGCTGCTGTAAGAATTAAAATAAAATACGATTTAACAAGCAGCCAAACAATCTCAGTCAACATCGATTAGCACCTCCTCGATTGGAATAACCTGACCATCAACGTAGCAGCACATCTGACCGTGCTCATTATAATAAGGAGACATATAGCCGTAGCCTTGATTGCCTGTACATTTAGAGAATAAGTAATACATAATGTGTGTATCTTTGTCGTATACCATAGGAGTATCACTGATACGATAGAACCAGCCATTCTCTACAGCTACATTCCCTATTGAGTCTTTCTCACTTGCACTACATCCAGTCATCATAATCGCTGCCAGAAGGATGCATACAGCAGTATTTTTAAAAGTCTTAAACATACCTTTCATTTCTGTTAAAAGCGGAATTTTAATTATTATCTTCTAATGGTCTCCAGCAATCTGGTCTTTTAATCTCATCGCAATAATGGTTAAACCATCTACCATCAAACGAGATAAATCCGACTGATGTATGACCGTCTTTGAATTTTACTTCAACGTCATCAGAACACATCACAGATGGGCTCACATACGGAGTTTCACTCGAAACTTTACGCCAGCGTTTATTGTCGTCCTCCGGCCAGTCAATCTTAGAACCACACTGACCGCAGTAGTTATTACGGTTTCCATCTTCGTTATAAAGGTACTCACCGCTGCCACAGCACTGGCAAGCGATAATGCCATCTTCTGCAAAAGGATTGTTAATCATCGTTGTCCTCCTGTGGGTCATTAGGTAACGGCATCCAATGAGTAACCATATCAAGTGGAATTCCACGATAGTATTCTTCCCATTCGCCATTCTTGTTGTAACATGCTCTCACTTGTTCTCGTACTCTGTCGTATGCGTAAACACTATGACTCCAAAATCCACCACAAGGAATCTTTGGCAATTCGTCTTTTACGCTAATCCACGCATCGTTACCAAAGGCTTTTGCCGGAAATGTCTTACAAAACACACCTTGTTCATTCTTTAGAAGAATCCGCTCGGCCTGATCAAATACGTCGTCTGGAACCGAAAGTTCAATTGTCTTATCGCCTTTCTTTGCGACAACATTGATAATAATCATATCTGCGTCCATGTTACTCACTAGTACAAGCCTCCTCGTTCTCCCTATCCTTGAAGAAAGATTCATAATCAAACCACTTATCCTCAAGAATATTGCCAATGATCTTTACTGTACTGCCCCAGCCTTTAGTTGCAACACGGACATATTTCCCCTTCATGCCCTCATACGTACTACAGCCAACCGTATCCATAATCCGCATGATGGCTTCGAGACCAGAAGCATAACCTTTAAAGTTTTTTGCTCCAACATAGCCTTTGCCAAGAACATAACCACCATAGCAAACGCCCCATCCGTGACCATCTAACGTCAAATCGGAGGTCAACACTCCATGGTCTGCCATATTAAGGCTAACATTCTTGATTTGAGCATTTTGAATCTCGTATCCTTCGGCTTCAAGCAGTTCTTGCGTCCACTTCTTCATTTTGCCTCCTATTATTTAACGTATCCACGTTATAAATTTGATGGAATTTCACGATAAAACGGCACTTTTATCAAGCCTTCAAATAGCTTCAATAGTTAGTGTACAAAAGTCGAGCGCTTACATCTGGCTCGTAAGGAGCAAATAGATGCTCACGATGCCATTGTCCGCGTACATACTGGATTGCCTATCGTACTCACTGTCAGCAAGAATCTCGTAATAAGAAAAGCTACGATCACCGTTTGCCATCAAGTACGATAGGCTTACGCCATACACTCGATTTGATCCATAATTCATAATGTACCCCACTTCTCTCGGCCACAAGTGTCACAGACGAAGTGCCATTTGTCATGCCAGCTGTGATTACTATCATAAAGCATTGTTCCGCCACATCTACTGCACTCTGGAAGAAACCAACGGAGAAGATGTTTTAAGAATTTAACAATCATCGTTTCCCTTCTTCTCTAAAATACCCGTTGCTTCCATAATCTCAAAGAAATCATCCATGAGAGCATCAGCCATCTTTCCAGAGATTCCTGGAGGTTTTAAGCCAAAATCTCCAAATGCACAGCAAAGGCAACCCCAAGGAGTCAAAAAATATCTTTCGTTGTCATCTTCAGGATTGATGTTTTCATAAACGATATTTTCATCTTCCATCTTAACCACCTACCTTTTCTGTGCTCTGAACCATGCAACTCATACCAGAATGAGATTTTTCAAAGCGATGATGCGCTTTGTTCATAGCATCATTCTGATCTTGTGCCTTTACCATATATGTATTGAATGCTTGATTGCCATCATCGTAATACATTACTTCAACAGACCAATAATCCATAAGACTCCTTTCCTTATCGACCGTTATAAAAATCAAACTCAACATCAGAAATAATATCTTCCATTTCATTTTGACTAATATTGTTCGCTTGTTGTATGACTCGAATAATTTCGAGAATCAACTGACGTATACGTTCCGCATCCATGTTTTCATGCCACCACGCCCACCCTACTAGTTTATTTACTGACTCTTATTTGTTTTAAAGCCACCGAACACAAGTAGAACCAACCAGATTCCACTTGCAACCCACAGTCTAAAATTCGGCCCAAGCATTTTCCAAACGCCGTAAATAATAAGAACTGTGACAAACCAGGACAAAATAAATCCTAAGATATTTGCAAAAATTTTCATTTTATAAAGCCTCGTTTACTTCTTCACCTCAATTTTTGCATTCTTGATTTTACTGAGTTTATCCTCATATTCGGTCTCATAGAAACTCACGGCAATATTGAATGTTAAGATAGCGTCTTCGTAATCGTCAGAAAAAGAGTATCCACGACTTTTACCATTCTGCATAACCGTGATGTCCTTTTCACCTCGTACAGTAAAAATGCTATTTCCTTCATTCTTGTCTTCAATCATTCCGTAACAAGGCTTGCAGTTAATTCCTGCCTTAGTTTTGTCGAAACGATATCCAGTACACCACAAATACTTATCACGCGGAGCATCTTTAATTCCGTAAACCATATAATATTAACCTCATAGTCCCACCAACCCGCCCTGTTCCTATTTTATCGGTAAGATATTATTTACTCGCCCTTGGTAACGACTGTATCTGCGCCCTGAACGGTGATCCAACCATGCTTCAGACGAGCTTCTGCCTCCTTCATCTGAATCAGTTCAGGAGTGATAGACTCGGAAAGCACCTTATTTGCATCCGCCTCAGCCTGTGCTTCGATCATCTTAACATCGGCTTCAGTCTGTGCCTTAACCTTATCGGTTTCTGCCTGAGCCAGAGCGGTCTGCTTATTCAGCTCTGCAATCTCTGCGTCCTGCTTTGCCTGCTCCTTTGCGCGAATCTTCTGCATCAGGGTATCATCGGGCTGTGCGTCAACAATCAGTGCAGAAGAAACATTGATACCATATTCTGCGGTCAGTTTCTCATTCAGATAGTTGGTGATTGCGGTATTAACACCTGCACGGTCATCAGAATAAATCTGCATGACACTGAACTGAGGAGTAACTTCCTTGACGTAAGCAATAATATCGTTCTGAATTTTGCTCTCCATCAGGCTCTCGCCATCCATGCCACCAAACTTGGTGTACAGTTCAACAACATGTTCCGGCAGGAAGTTATAATTGACAGTCAAGTTGATTGCAATCGTACCGCCATTAGCAGGAGCATCAATGTGCCAATCTGCATGTTCCTTTGTGCCATAGTCGGACGGAGCATTAGAAAATACCACTCGCTGCTGAGTAATCGGGAACTCAGACACATGCTTTAGGGGACTCATGAAATGCCATCCCTGAGAAATAGTCTGCTGCTCGACACCCTTTGCGGAATAAACAACACCAACATAACCAGTATGTACTCGCTCTGTACAAAGCACTGCACCAACTGCAATGAGGAATGCAACAAAAATTGCCATAAATTTCTTCATAGGTATCTCCTTAATCTTTATAGTTGTCTTTTAGAATGTAATAGGCGATAACCCATACAATCACAAAGAAAACAATGATTTCTTTCATGTGTAATCCCACCAACCCACCACTTATATTCAAATTTTACTTCATACTCTCTTCGAGTTCTTTGTAGCTGATTCCACTTGTCAGTCCCGGAGACTCTTCGCTATCCGTTCCTTTGAAATGCGCTCCAACAACACTAGGATGCAAATACTCAATCATTGCAAAATTAGCAACATCAATGAGCCATTCTGTATTTCCTGTCTCTAAATACTTTTTGACTCTTGGATAAATTTCCTTTACAGCTTGAGCCAAGTCTGGATATGTTTGATTCATCCAACCATATTTATAATGAGATACCAAAATACGATTCTGCATCTTTTTAACAAAACCATTATCCCAATCTCGCTCTAAAATCTGTTGTGTAGTATCCATATTTCATCCTTTGTTTAGTTATCGCTCAAATGAACTACTCGATCTCGAATCTCCTGAGTGCGACCCTGATTCCAGAATTGAGTGCCAATAAATCCGCAGGTGCGACGTGCGACATTCAGTTTAGACTGGTCTCGATTACCACAATTTGGGCATTCCCAAACAAGCTTACCATTGTCCTCGACAATCTTAATCTCGCCGTCATAACCACAAACCTGACAATAATCAGACTTGATGTTCAGTTCTGCATACATTGTGTTGTCGTAAATATATTGCATAACAGCAATAACAGCACTGATATTATTGGTCATATTCGGGCATTCAATGTACGAAATCTGGCCCCCCTGAGATAGCGGCTGAAACTCACTCTCGAACTTCAGCTTGGTGAATGCATCAATGTGCTCACGGACATTAACATGGTAAGAATTGGTAATATAGTCGTGATCAGTTACTTCGGGGATAATGCCAAAGCGCTTCTGCAGGCACTTTGCAAACTTAAATGTAGTGGATTCCAACGGAGTTCCGTAGAGAGAGTACGCAATATTTTCAGCATCACGCCACTCAGCACACTTATCATTCATATGTTGCATGATTTCAAGTGCAAACGGCTTTGCTTCAGGATCAGTATGGCTCTTGCCGGTCATATACTTCACACACTCGTACAGGCCGGCATAGCCCAGACTGATGGTGGAGTATCCGCCATAGAGCAGTTTGTCGATCTTTTCACCCTTCTTCAGGCGCGCCAGCGCGCCGTACTGCCAATGAATTGGGCTAACATCGGACAGTGTTCCAAGCAGTCGCTTATGACGAATCTGTAATGCACGATGACAAAGTTCCAGTCGCTCATCGAAAATCTTCCAAAATTCTTCTACGTCCTTTTTAGAACTACAAGCAACATCCACCAGATTGATGGTGACCACGCCCTGATTGAAGCGGCCATAGTACTTGGGCTTGCCGGTCTCGGGGTCCACATAGGGGGTCAGGAAGCTGCGGCATCCCATGCAGGTGTAGCAGTGGCCCTCGCCGTTTTCGTCAATCTTATACTCCAGCATCTTCTTTTCAGAGATATAGTCTGGCACCATGCGCTTTGCAGTGCACTTGGCGGCCAGTTCTGTCAAATAGAAATATTTAGAATCAGGATGGATATTGTCCTCTTCCAGCACATAGATCAGCTTGGGGAAGGCGGGGGTGATCCAAGCCCCCTTCTCGTTCTTGACGCCCTGATAACGCTGGCGGATGGTCTCCTCGATAATCGTCGCAAGGTCATCACGAGTCTGCCCTTCAGGAACTTCATCCAAATACATGAATACTGTAATAAAGGGAGCCTGACCATTAGTGGTCATCAAGGTAATAACCTGATACTGAATTGTCTGCACGCCGCGAGCGATTTCTTTATGTAACCGTTCTTCAACAATTCGACTAATAGTTTCCTGCGCAGGCATTTTATCAATCTCGTTATTTTGAACCATTTCGTAGAACTCGCTATGTACTTCTTCCGTAATCTTCTTACGAGACACGTCTACAAATGGAGCTAGATGTGAAAGGCTGATGCTCTGACCGCCATACTGGTTGGAAGCCACCTGTGCAATGATCTGGGTGGCAATGTTGCAAGCAGTGGAGAAGCTGTGCGGCTTCTCGATATAGGTGCCGGAAATAACAGTGCCGTTCTGCAGCATATCCTCCAGGTTCACCAGATCGCAGTTCGGGATTTTTTGAGCAAAATAATCCGAGTCGTGAAAGTGAATCATACCATTAAAATGAGCATCAACAATGTCTTTCGGAAGAAGAAGGTTAAAAGTCAAATCCTTTGATACCTCACCAGCCATATAATCGCGCTGAGTGCTTGCAACGACAGGATTCTTATTGCTGTTCTCCTGCTTCACTCGCTCATTATCTACATCACAGATGGAAAGAATTTCGCCATATGCTCGTTGCTTCTCACGAATCTCCTGCCGAAGAATACGCCAGTGACTATAAGCGTCAGCCACATCCGAAAGAGGACTATTTTTCAACTGGTCAATAACCATATCCTGAATCTGCTCTACAGACATCGTATTAGGGATGTCTGCGATGTAGTCTGCAATAGCGTTAGACACGCGAGAATCAACTCCCCCAGTCGTATTCGTCATCGCCTTCTCAATCGCATTTACAATCTTACTTTTATCAAAAGGAACTTTCGTTCCATCGCGTTTAATCACATATTCCATATAATCACTCCTTTAAATTCTAAGGACGACCTTAGAAAACCAAAATGTCATTATCATAGCTAGGAGCATCAACATCACCAGCGGATATTCCCAGTTGTATCTCATCCTCATTTATGTAAACCTCTTAAAACTTGACTTCATCAGCGCAATCAGGAACCACTGCAGTTTCAATGCTTGGAGCATGGATTTCTGGACGGAAAACCAAATCATCCGTATAGTCGGGCTTTGCATGACGAGGAATGTAATCCGACATCGTAGTCGGTTTATCAGTTACCTCGTTAGGGACTTTCTTGAGCGTATCTACGACACTTTCGGCAACCTTCTGCTGTTCCTCTAAAAGCCGGATTTTATAGTCCAAATACCAACGTGCCTTCGTCAAATCCTGAAGCTGAGAATTGCCATCTTTGTGACCTGCCCTGCTCAGATACTTACCAACATTCCAAAGATAAGCATCTTTGTCCAGCTTCCACTCTCGCAGCACCTTAATGGCCTCGTAGGGATTGTCTGCACCGCCGTAATAAGACGGGTGCTCGACGTTCTTCTTAATTTCATCAAGTGTTTGCATTTAATGCCTCCTGTTTCAGTTTGTCGTATTTATCACGAATCTCGTGGAACTTACCACAAGACATCATACCTTCAGTACAACCGTTACCACAGCAGTTTGGGCCAGCACACTTAAACAGATGAGGAGCAATCGGATAGACAAGCTTCAGCATCTCAGTTGCAAGCTCCCTGATTTCCGGCTGCGCTCGTTCACAACAACGCAGGTTAAAGAAATTATTCAACGAACGAGCGTTCATTGTAACAATCATCTTAGTAGAGCAAGCGTTTGGAAGAACAGAACGTGCGTTCTCATTTGCAATCTTGGATGCTTTTGCGCGTGCCTTTTTCTCAGTCAAACGAGAATCAGCAACCATCAATTCTTCAGTGATCTTGTCCTCAAGAATCTGACGTAGGTGCTTATAGGAATATTCAGCAGTCTGAATTGCCTGTTCAAACACTTCTCGTGCTTCGCTGTCATCATCAATAACGTCAGGGACGATGATCTCTGCATTGTCCATTCGCACATAGCGCTGACTCTGCACACTGAAAGATGCAATGCGATGCCGGGTGATCTGTGCCAGCAAAGAACGACTCACACCTTCAATTCCAAAAGTAAAAGTCACATGCTCAGTAGGACTGGCGTGACCAAGGCTAGAAAGTCGATTCAGAAACTCATCGACCTTCTTATCGGTCAGTCCATCCATCAAATCCTGAATACTCGAATTGGAGTAACACAGTTTTGCAGCGGAAGCTACCACCTTTTCAGGGTCAGGAGTATGTGTAATCAGTTTAACTACCATTCAACTCTCCTTAATATTCATCTTGCCAGTTTTCAGGAATGTCGTTCGCACCAATTACGATGCAATTTTTAGGTGCGACATTTAAAGTGTACTGACCATCTTGAACTTTAATCATTACGTTCATAATGGCGACAACTTTATGAATACTCCAAAGAACTCCGCGACCTTTTCGAGTTCTAGCTCTAAGCACCGTATCGCCAATATGAATCTCTCTATTAAGAATATCGGTTACCATTTAATCCTCCTTTATTTTAGAAGTGCAAACTTAAACCAGTCTGGGAAGTTGGATACTGAAATCCCATATTTGATAAGACAAGACAGAAGCCACAGCGCAATCATGATTCCGACCGCAATAAGATAATCCTTGAAAATCTTAACGAAAGCGATCCACATCTTAATCGTATCTTTCACTTACATCACCTCTTTATCCCATTCATCTCTGCGTTTTAAAGCAACAAGATAATTATGTTCAGTTGTTACAACACAATCTTTTGCGTAGTGATAAAGAAGCTCGCCACGTTCATCAATCGGATACCATCGTTCAAAATAAATACGGTAATCGCTCCAATACTCATCCCATTCAATTTTCGCAACTTGTACAACAGAAACAAATACGATGTATTTACATTCAGAAGCTTGCTCTGCAATTAGTACATAATCACCAACACCAAACGAATTTCCGTACTTATCAACTACCACTTACCTCACCTCTTTCAATCAATTCATCAACAGTAACCTCTCCACAGATAACCTGTTTAAGCTGATCATCTGACAACTGATATGTAATCGGTTCTCCACACTCAGTAGGATATCGAGCCAAGGTTCTATAATATTCTGCAAGGGCTCGTTCTTTACGTCCCTGTTCACGATGGTCAATACCAATCATATCGCCCTACCTCCTTCCTCAAGTTTTTCGCTCTTGCCAGTTACGACATATACATCATCTTCGAGATCTTCTTTTGGAATCACAACTACGATGCCTAGTTCTTTTTCAAATGGCATACCATCCATCATAATAATGTAATATTCATCCAAATCTGCGAACACTTCGTATGCGTTACCCTTTTTAAGTTGAACAAAAGTATCTATTGTAGCAACATAACTGTAATAGTCCGTTCTGAAGTACATCCTCATTAGGGCTCCTTGTAGGGTTCCATATCACCCTTCCAAATCTGGAAATAAGGATGTGCGTCAATGCCGTAAACCTGACCCTTCATACCGGTACTGGTAATCTTGTAAGGCTTTCCATCCTCAAGGCTATTGATAAAGTCCTGATACTGAGGACTCATCTTAAAGAAGTCCTTCTTGCCTTGAATCCTCTTTACCTTAATAGTAACCTCATCACCAATCTTTGGCTCCCACTCTTCAACCGGCATTCCAGCCAGAAAGTCGGGACCACCGGCCTTCTTGATTCGCCGGGCGAGGATTCGTGCCTTACGCTGCTCTCTGCGCCGGTCTTCTCGATTCATTGAATTACTCATATTCTGTTCCTTTCAGCTTATCAAAGTAGGGATCGCCGTCTCGCTTTTCTAATAAGTTGAGCTCCCCGGCGGAGCCTACAGAATACAAACGAAAATTTTTAAAAATCTCAGCACCTTTAATAGTGGCTAGAGATGTGATTATGTACAATATATTGTGTTCTTCTGTGCCATCCGTAAGTTGAACTTCAAGTCGTTCTTTCTTTGGGATAGCTAGTTTTTTAAAATCATTCATTTTGGCATTATGTATGCTTTCTCATTTTTTCGATAGCAATCAAAAATATGTGCGACAACATCGTAGCATCTACTCTCAGAGTTATAACTACCAAGGATAATTCCACGCTCACCCATGCCCTGCCTTGCATAAACATTAAGGCTTGCAGTATCAATGATTGCCATACGGTCAAGATTTATAATTTCTCCGTCTTGTGTTAAAAGTAGCATTTTATCGTCCTTTTCTCAAAAATATACAACGTACCATCGTTATATATTCAGCCGTAACTTACTTCGTTCTTGTCGTTTCGGAACCGCACAAAGGTCGGGAACTGCAGGGACTCAGCACCAGTTTTCTTGTCACAGCTGACCTCTTTGTATTTACATTCAACAATCTTGCCAATGTAGTCATCAGGATTCGCCCACACAGTAGCTCTCGTAGCGTCATCAAAACCAGAGCCAATGCGAAGCTCATTACCTTTGTAGTCCACAACGAGAGCTCCCATCGTGCCATCCAGACGGTTCTGACCTTCCTCGATTGCAATAATACGAAGATCAACAGTATAGAATCGCTTAATTTTGAGACATCCGTTGTGACGAGCCCGACGATAAGGGACGTCCGTATTCAACATAAGACCTTCCCAATCGTGCTCGACCGCATAATCAAGCCACTTTGGAATCACATTTTGGTCTTTTCCTTCATAGACCATTGGAACAATCTCAATATTTTCAATGTGCTTGTGAGCAATCTCTGCACGAAGGCAATTCAACCATTCACGGCGCGTCCGATACGGAACCGTGCATTTACTGCGGTCGAACTCTACAACAGGAATCACATCAAAAATCACAAATTTGATTCCAGACTTATCCTTGTTGTCAGAATTAAGTAGGCCAGTTCCGAAACGAAACGCTTCCCCGTCTGACATTCCTTCGGGATTCTTGTAGATAAGTTCTCCGTCAAACACCAAAGAATCTCGCCTCGTTGCATCGCCGTCATACAGAGAGAGCAGGTCATTCTTAATATGGTCAAGACCTTCAAATTTCTGTGCCTGACGAGAAATTAAATCTCCACGATATAGAGTTCCCCTATTTCCATTCATCTTCTGGCTCAAACTGAACCAGATACCATCCTTCAGCTTAACCTTGTCAATCGGATATCCCTGCTGAACCTCCCAGACAGGAATAATTTCTTCGCCGTACACCTTATTGATGGTAGCTGCCTCGACTCCGATCGGCAAGTTCTTAGTAAACAGTCGCTTCAGAAACTCTTCGTATTCAGGATTTTTATGTAAATAATTCTGGATTGTTGCGATGGATGCGTCAGAGCCGGTATTGTGACCAGCACCCATAATATAAAGGTATCCGCAGCTAAGATACTGAACGTCGATATCCGGCCTTGCAGTTACCTTCTTATTGATCTTTGTATCAGACAGGCCAGTAACAATTGCCGGATCTAGCAGGAATCTGAAGAATGCCATCAGCTCGTCAGCTTCAGCTCCAAAATCCTTTCGTGTATCCAGCAAAATGCTGGTCTTGTCCGTCTTCTTCTTTGCTTTCTGCAATGCTTTAACCATCGCATCTAGCTTGCCTATGAGTTCCTTATCTGTCATGAAGCCTCCTTGTATATCCTGTGTTATATAGTTGTAGCTAATAAAGAAAGGCTTGTCGTTACGAGCAAGCCATTTCTTTCCCGTATCCTGCGTTATATAGCTAAAGAGAGAATTTTAAGCCTCCGGGGTGGAGACTTTTTATAACTATATTATACAGGATACGCACATAATTGTCAATGCTTTTCTGCAAATTCTTTCCGTAAAAATTCCTTCAAGAACGTCCGCTTATATGGAACTCTCGAAGTCTTTACAGCCCGATCAAGAGCATGAGTTTCGGCACAAATCACACAATATTTCTTTGCACGAGTGATGGCCGTATAGAGCCATTCTCTCGTCAGCATCAGGTACGCAGAGTTGTCCATGCCAACAATCACATACGGAGCCTCACTGCCCTGCAACTTATGACAACTCAAAGCATAAGCAAGTTCAAGTGTTGCCCAGATGTTATTCCCACCAAAGTAATGTGGAATAAAGATTGTTCCCCACTGATCAAAATCAACCAGGATAAAGCTACTCTCAATCTTTCGGATAATGCCACGGTTTCCGTTAAACACCGGACACTTCTCTTCTTTTTTCTTTGTCTTGAGATTGTATGTATGAAGCTCATAGTTGTTCTTGTTGATAATGACTTGATCGCCCTCACGCAGAGTATACACCCTATCCTTGCCATCACCATAGATTGTGACCTTTGCTTCTGCTTGACCACGACTCGGATTCACAATTTCCTGAATAGCATTATTGACTTCATAAGTGCAGATACTGCCACGCAGCTTCTGTGGAAGTACAATCTGAATCTTCGCACTATCATTCCCTACCTTATTATATAAGGTACGGTACTGATTGATGATGTGGTTGAATGACTCACTTGCGTCTTTATAGATATCAAGCTCCAAATCACGAAGTTCACCACGAATCTCATTGCCAGCCCAGCCATAAGGCACCAATTGCGTAGCGTTACGAACCTTAATGCTCTCCGTGATAATTGCAGACTTGGCTGCCTGACGATGGATCTTAGTCAAACGAGCAACAGGAACGACCTTAGATGCAAGCATATCCTTGAAGATGTTACACATACCGATACTCTCAAGCTGACCGTCATCACCAATCATGATGAATCGCTTGCCGGTTTCGATTGCCTGAATCAAATCGTAAAACAATTGAGCACCAACCATGGAGGTCTCATCCAGAATGATGATGTCCTCATCCAGAGGATTGTCCTTATCGTGAACAAACCCACCGTTCTCGATGTCATATCCAAGGAGACGATGAATCGTCTTTCCATCCTGACCAGTAATCTCCTGCATACGAGCGGCAGCACGGCCAGAGAGTGCAGTCTGTGCAAAAGACTTACCACGAAGAACTTTTAAGACACCAGCGACAACGGTACTTTTGCCAGTTCCGCCGTAGCCTGTTAAAATACAGACGTTGCTAGAGCATACCTTTTTAATGGCATCTCTCTGTTCTTCGGTATACTCGATGCCAAGCGCATTTTCGGCCTCATTGATTGCTGCATCCATATTTTGACCAATCGGATCAACAGGAGCATCCGCCAGACGCTTGATTTCATTCGCAATACTATCTTCCAGATTCCACACTCTAGTTAAAGCAAATTCCTGACGGTCATCACTCCACCAAAGCGTTTCACGGACATCATGCAGATGGAAAAGTGCCATTTTGATAACTTCTTGATCACCCTCGTTCAAATCAAGTTCCTTAATACAGCTATTGATTGTCTGGTTTGCCGAGATAATAGAGTTACCTTCTTCGGCACGAGCGGCAAGAAAATGCATGACGTAGGCTTCGATTCTGAATTGCGAATTGTGCTTTAAGCCCATATTCAAAGCAAGAGCGTCAGCTTTTTTCCAGCCGATGCCATACACATCATCAATCAGGACGTAAGGATTCTCCTCAATCTTTTTTACCAGAATGTCTGCACCGTGATACTGACGAACAAGCTTTTCAATAGCACTGGGAGTCAAACCGTACTCAATCAGTTTTGTGTACGCTTCACTGTTATCAATGTTGTTTTCAAAAGAGTCAATGATTTTTTGTGCTCGACCTTCCGTAATGCCGTTAACAGTACAAAGAGACTTGATGTCACCATTCTTGATGATTTCATACGGATTCTTGAATGCTTCGTAAAGCATCTCAAACTGATGGTCAGTCAAGATAAAACGGAGAAAGCTTTTTTGTTCTTCCGGGTCAGTAATCTCTTGAAACTCATTCATGTAGATAATTTTATACTGATCACCAAACTTTTCATGATGAACATATTCACCACAGAACGAATAAGTTTTATTCATATCGAGGCTAGGAACGTTGCCTTTTAGCCGGAGGTCGCTGTATCGGCTCATGATAGGATTTCCCTGCTTGACTTTTACCACCTCGGCAGAGAAAGTGGCGAAGCCGCCGGGCTCCACCTCCCTCCCATCTTTCGGATAAAAGACTCGTTTTATCCTGATGTAGCAACGGACCATATTTTCATTAAATTTCTTATCTGCCACTTTATAACCCTCTTACGCTATCTCTCTATCATGCAGCCACTGCTTGTAAGGTTTGAAGTCGCTTGCGATAACGTGCGATTCATCTTCCTTCTTTCCAAGCACAGCTACCTGACTTCCCTTTACAATCAAATCCTGATAATCTGACAAGACCCTCGGCCATACGGTCAACTCAATGATACCATCGCCAGAATACAGATTTACAAATGCAAACAACATACCAGTCTTTGTTTTCTTCTTTTGAATCTTTGCGATAATACCAACAAGCACACAAGAATCACCTTCTTCAATTTCAGAGAAATCCTTGATATAAGAAAATGCCTTCTCGAAAGGATTCGTGTCACTGATAAAGGTCTGTAAAGTCTGGAACTCCCAAAGTTCTTCATCTTGTAGATATTTCGTGGTCTGCTCGGCCATATATGCTTCTTTCTTTTTCAGCTTCTCGGTTTCATATACGACACGACGCTTTTCGTTATAGATTCGTAGGACGGTTTCTTTGTCAACCTTCTTACCAACCTTATAATGCTCCGTATCAATATCCCACTTACTCAGCAAAACTGCTTTGGTAGGAAGTGTACTGACTGGCTTAAACTCAGATTGCTCCAAACCGCTGGCAATGTACTTTTCCAAGAATATTCGTTTGTTCTTTGTAGGAATCGCACCGGATTTAACCAATGCAATAACCTGCGTCTTCGTTGTACGGACACGACTCGTGAAGTCTTCAAGCCCCTTAAATTTTCCATTCTTATTTCTCTCTGCAATGATAGTTTCAGCAAGTGTATTGCCAATACCACCGATAGCAGATAAGCCAAACAGAATTTTGCCATTTGACACAGTGAAATCCATACCGGAACGATTGATACTCGGCGGAAGAATCTGAATATCAAAGCTGCGTGCATCCACCATAATCTTATTGACCTTGCCAACCTTTGCTTTATTCAGGTTCAGCATAGCTTTGAAGAATGCAAGCGGATGATGAGCTTTTAAGTATGCGGTTTGAAGGCAGATGACAGCATATGCCTGAGAATGACTAGCGTTGAAACCATAGCCGCCTTTCGTTGACAACTCGTTGCAAATGTACTCAGCGGTCGCTTTGTCGTATCCATTTGCAATAATCTCATCATGAAGAAGCTCGACTTCTTCCTTGACTTTCTCAGGTTTTTTCTTTGCCAAACACTTACGCATTCTATCAGCACCGGCATCGTTTCGACCGCCAAAGACCTTTGTGAGTTTCATGCTCTGTTCCTGATAGATGTTCACACCATAGGTGCTTCGGAAAATCGGTTCCATATCAGGATGGAAGTAGTGAATATGTTCAGGATGATATTTGCAATCAACGTATGTGGGAATTGACGGCATTGCATCAGGACGATAAAGAGCAATCAGAGCGGACAACTCTTCAATCGACCTAGGCTGAAGCTGTGCGACCAGATCTTTCATTCCTGACGATTCAATCTGAAATAGATTGTCTGTCTTACCGGAACAAATCAAATCGTATGTTGCCTTGTCATTTTCAAACTCAGGATTGTTGATATCAATTTCCCAATCTGGAATGTTATCCTCACGCTTTGCTTCATCAATAGCCACGAGCGATGCAACACCCAGAATATCGAACTTTACAAGTCCGATTTTCTCATCCATTACCTTATCAACAGAGATGACATGTTCTCCATCAGTTCCATGCCGGATACCGATATACTCGTAATAAGGATGTCTGCAGACAATAACACCGCCAGCATGGATACCATACCCTCGTGGACGACCATTGATATGACTTGCGATATCAAGTAGTTCCTTGTATTTTGGATTCTCAGCTACTTCTGGGTTGGCTTCAAGGCAATCTTTCCATGTCTTTTGAACGAACTTCTCACTAATTTTTCTTATCTCGGCATACGGGAAACCGAGTACCTTACCAACATCCTGAATAGAAGTAACCGGAGTAGTGTACACGATATTCATAACCTGAACTACTCGATCTTCACCGTACTTTTGTGTCAGATACTCAACAACTTTGGCACGGTCACTGACATCTACATCAACGTCAGGAAGGTCTTTTCGTTCAATGGTAAGGAATCGTCCGAAATCAAGCTCGTATTTAATGGAGTCAAGTTGAGTAATGCCAATCAAGTAACATACAAGTGAACCAGCGGCAGAGCCACGACCAGGGCCAACAATAACATCATTTTTCTTACACCAGTTGATATAGTCAACCAGAATTAAAAAGTAGTCACAGAAGTCTTTTTTCTCAATAACAAACAACTCATCGTCAACACGCTTACGATAGATTTTTTGCTTTTCTGAATCAAATTTATCAATGCCGCGTTTCTTCCATCCCTCTTTTACAAGGTCTTTTAAGTAAGCTGCCGAATTGGAATACTGTGAAGGAATCTCGATTTTGGGAAGCTCAGGTTCGTGCCAAGGCATATCCACATAGTCACACAGGTCAGCAACCTCATCTGTGTTGTTGATACACCATTCCGCCGCATCATATCCAATCTGGCTATCAAGGATTTCATGTTGTTCTTCACGAGACATGAAATAACATCCTTCGTAGATTTCTGCGGCTGTTTCCGTATCATGTGCGATACGAAGGAAGTAGTCTTGATAATAAAGATCCTCTTTGGTAGCAGCATGAACATCGTTTGTGACAACTACTTTTGTATGAGTATCGTTTGCCAGCTGCATAATTTTCTGATTATATTTTGCTTGTTCACTGTTTGCGTGAGCCTGAACCTCAAGATAATAGTGAGGGAATAAGCTCTTATACTCATGAACCAGCTTGACACAAGTGTCATAATCATCCGTTCTGGACAGCCTACTCGCCAAACAAGCAGATAGGATAATCAAATTATTCGTATCTTCCTTAGCGATATCATCTTTTGTGATACGAGGACGGCTATAAAAACCATGAAGATGACCGAGAGTAGACAAGCGATTAACAGCCTGACGGCCAGCCTCATTCTTTGCGATGATAATCAGGTGCCAGTATTTACTATTCTTGTCCTTAACTTCCCTGTCCTCGCACTCGTATGCCTCAATACCATAAATAAGTTTTACATCAGGATACTTATCTTTTAATTCTGAGTAGTACGGCCAGCTTGTTACCTCGCCATGCTCCGTAATGGCAATTGCTTTCAAACCAAGTTCTGATGCTCTTTTTAGATTTTCTTCAGGAGAAGAGAATCCGTCCAAAAGGCTAAAATTGGAATGACAGTGTAGGCTACTTGGCATTCTATTCTCCTTTCACCATTAAAACTGGTCGCGTTCCTTCAGACGCTTAATCCAGCGCTTGCGCTTCTCATCGGCAGTAATATTTGCATGTTCAAAAAAATCATAAATACGGTCATCGTCGTCATTAAACAACGCATATAGGCAATTGAGTACATCGCCGTATTCTTCATTCAAATCAGCCCACGCTTCACGAATACTTACTGGTGTAGGGTTCTTTCTATCACGAGCCCGGCGAAGCTTTAATGCAGCCTTTGCAACTTCAGAAGCCTCTTCTGACAACTGCGCTAAAATTTCATTCTCGTCGATATAATCAAGGACTCGCAGCCCTTTATTTCTATCTTTAATCATTCGTTTTCACCTTATCTCCAAATTTAATAACGTCATCAAAAAGCATCACATAGTCATCGGTGTACTTGTTACCATGGAAATGGCCGAAGTACCAGAATGGTTTACAATCGTTAGGATAGCATTCGTATATATTATCAAAGAATATTTCAGTTGACTGATCTACTGTGCTTTGATCAATACCACCGATAAACAATTCAGTTGGAATGAACCGGAATGGACAGGTATGCGTGAGCATAACATCAATATCATCGATTTGAGGGTCATGTGTAATATTCCAGATCTTTTTCTTAGTCTTCTCATTCGGCTGTTCGTCCGGCCACCAATTATATCCCCACTCTAGCCGATAATACTTGTCCACAGAATATGCTCCGCCGCAAACAAGACAGTTTAATACTTCCCTGTCAGCAAGAATCTGATAGACTTCGCCATCAATAGCGAAATACTGATTTGGATAATGTGGGTCATGCCACACCTTACCGCAAATATCTCCACTGATTTTCTTTGTCTTATAGCCATCCTTGCGAGATGGACGGCGTTCATGATTTCCATGAATACAAAACAGATTCACAGGAATATCTGCCGCAATCGTCTTAATGCTCCATTCGCGAGGATAATCCTTACCGTAGTAATTTAGGCCGACATCGCCAAGACAGATAATCCAGTCATTCTTTCCAAGATTATGTTTATGGCAAAACTTTCCCAATTCTAAAAACCGATTAAAATCGCCATGAATATCACCTGTAATATAAACCATCCGTCACCTCACTCAAAATCAAGAACAATCATATCTCCCATTCCTTCGTAAAAAACATGATCCATCTTGAATTTCTCACTAACCGATCCGTGGTCAGTTTCGATACAAATCTCCCAATCTGGATGCTGCTCTGCAAATTTATCAAGAATATGAGTCAATTCATCAGGTTCAATAATATGAGCACCATCATTTAAAATCTGATTAAATGCTGTGCCCTCCCGAAGTAGTTCTAAATCTGCAATAGTATGTGCAAGTGATTGATGTGCTTTGTCAAGCAAATTTAATGACAAATCGTAATTATCCACTTTATTCATTGTCAACCAACTCTCCATCCTTTACTTTTACAGCCTTATCATCCCAATATTCATCAGCTCCAACCTTTCTAGGAGCAGTGCCAAAATGCTCTTTCCACTCAGGAAGACTCTCGTTGATTGCATCAAACTGAATACCCCAATCAAAGCAAGCCTCCATTGCATCATGCAAAAGCTTTCCTTCACGACAAGTCCAGAGAATCAGACCCGCACCGTGTTTCTGTTCCTGAATTGCTTGATAAATGACATTCCAGTTCGGTTCACCAATATCAGGATAATTATTCTCACAGAGAGTCCCATCAAAGTCGATAGCGATAGCACGCTTCCAATTTCCCATATCAAATCACCTCAAAATCAACAATCTGCGCCTGCGGAGTTACTTTGTTTCCGTACTGATTTAAAGATAACCGGCATACAGCATTGATGTATTTCTCTTCCTGACCACCATAGAAGTCATTGTTGATCCAGCCAATCATCCGACCATTATCAGCAAAGCACACAAAATCAATGCCTTTTTCCTCATCAGAATACTTCCACATATTGCCGTTCTTGCCCATCGGAGCACATCCACTATGAATTAGCGGAATATTTTTAATGTAGAAATACGGTTCGGAGATTCCCTGTGCCCAGATTTTATGCATTTCATACATGGTCTTCGGCAATGCAACAGTCAGCCTACTATAGTCAAAATCAAAATCAACTACGATTGCCTTACTCATCGTGACATCTTTAAGCAGCTCATTGCAATCCGCAATCGCCTTTGGTACATTTTCTTTCTTGATTTTCACACCAGCAGCATTATCATGACCAAGAACTGACTCAAAATCTCCGGTGCTCATCAAGAACTCCTTTAAACTTTCAATCGGAGAACCGTCTGGATTTCTCATCGAGCCACCGTAATAATCCGGTTCATCAGCGAAGGTACGAAGCAGCACACACGGTTTTGCATACATTTCAGCCAGCTTGATTGCCACAACACCAGTCAGAGTGTTGTCAAGAATGCCAGTAGAGTTACAGAAGAGAATCTTATTCTGGTCTGCATTATGCTTTTCAATCAACTCCTGAAGCTCTGCGACAGCCTTGTCTTTGGTCTTATTTTGCTGATACTTGCAAGACGAACACTCACGAGCTACATGCTGCGCCAGAGTCTCGTCAATCGTAACACCGGCATTCTTGCCACGAGTCGGAGTGTACTGGAAAGTCTGCTCTTCACCGACCATCGCACGGAACATCCGCTTCTTTTGCTCGGATGAGCCAACGCGAATCAGTGCGTTCATCATCGGAACGATGTAGAACTGAACATCATTGATAGTCGGGTCACCCTTGATGTTGAAGCTATTCGCCTCAACCAAAGCACAAATCATCGGATTCACAATTCGTGCCAGACCTTTCGTGCAAAGGCGCTTTGTCTCATGCGAGTGCATATCCATAACATCACCGATGTTTCCGACAGCCACTAGATCAAGATACCGGTCTGCAACATCAGTCCAATTATACTCATCAACAGCCTGAAGAAACTTATATACCACGCCAGCACCAGACAGTTCCTTGTTAGGATATGTACCATTCTGGTTATTGACGATTACTGCGTAAGGATTCTCTCTGTCGCAGATGTGATGATCAAGAATCAGAATATCGATGCCATTTTCACGGAGTTCCTTGCACTGTTCAACGTCGTTGCTGCCAGCATCAGGAATAATCAACAGAGTGGTTTCAGGTGGAACCTCGATTTCTTTAGAGAGTCCATGTTCCTTACCACTATGATGCAGAACATTGATTTTTCCAAAATAACCAATCGCCTTCAAATACTGAAACATCATCGAAGCACTTGTAAAACCGTCCACATCACAGTCTACAAGGATAGAGATAATAGACTTATTCCAGATATGTTTATTCAACAGCCGGACAGCATCTTCCATGTTGTCCAGTTCCCACGGAGAATTCAGACAAGAATCATCTAGGTTCATGTAGGTCTTATAATCCTCAACCCCTCTGTTCTCCATAATCGTTCCAATCGGGTCTGATAGGTCGTTCCTACTCCCCTTCCAGAGTTTTACATTCATTTAATTCTCCTAACACAGTTCTCAATCAACGCCTTAAATTTTTCAGGATTATCAGTCGGGGCTTCCTTTTCATCCAGAATCCCTTTATCATCTACTACAGCATACACACTTACGCCATCGACAAATCGATTGGCGAGAACCATAAGCTCACTAAGCTGAACGTCTTTATCAAAGACGAAACAAATATCAACGCAAAGACGTGTTAAAATTTCAATTTGATTCTGTGAAACCTTCTTACCACCAGTCGCCACACAGTTGTAGACATCCATGTTCCACATCTGCATGACAGACTTTTCAGCTTCACCAACATATACCAGACCTTCATTCTTAATGTACGGCTCTGTCTTATACAGGCCATACAGAATACGGTTTCTGGCACACGGCTCAAGATATAGATACTTTAATTCACCTTCAGGCGGCTTACCAAAATATCTTCCCTTTACACCAACCAGAGTACCAATTTCATCTCTGATTGGAATCGTGATTCTATTTGTCAGTTCATCAAAGCCAATCTCAAACTCCTGCTGCGTCTCATAAGATATCCCATCGTCAGCAAAAATCTGGTTCACATAAGGTTTATAATAACCGAGGATAGCTTCGGAGATGGGGACTATCGGACGGTCATCCTCGTGTTCTTCACCTTCATTTTGCATGGCAATGAGCTCTTTTAAAATCAACATACTTTTAGGAAGGTCTTCCTCAAAGTTGTGATAATAGTCAAGCCCAACCCATTCGCAGATTTGTTTAATAGCTTTTGGGAAAGACAGTTCCAGAAAGAACTGGACGACAGAAATCAAATCATAACTGGTCTTTCCATTGGCAATATCTCGTGTGTAATCTACCGCAGTAAGATTTTCATTCTCGTAAATGCAGAGTGCCGTTCTATTGTCGCCATCTGGATTTGCACACTGGTAATAACCAGTCTTGTGACTGATATGATGACACCCAAGTTCCTCCAGAATCGGCTCAATCTGTTTTTCTTCAAGAATGTAATTTTTCAGATCTGCGATATTTACCATTGTAGTTCCTTACTTTCTGGTGCAGACACCGACCTCTTTCCAGACATTCTGGTTCAAATTCACTTCAAACATGATTTTCTTTTTCTCACCAAAACGGTTTTTATCGATGTTTCCAACGTAATACCGCTTATCTGGATTTAGCCGATGGGCACAGTCACCGCCCCACTCAGGGTCATGAGAGATGTATTGATATTTCACGAACTTGTCTTTTGGAATCTCCTTGAACAGAACCATCGTCCAAGCAACATGCTTAATCATTTTTGACTCAGCAATGTTGTTTGAATTTAGCTCATCAGGAAGATACTCATGGGCATTTTCAGCCAACTGGATACTACCGTAGATAAAGATCTTTAGATTTTTCGCAATCTCTTCAAGCTCGGTGGCTGTAACCTTAAATGCTGCCCATTCACCAATAGATGCAATGTCGTTCTTTAGAGTATCGTAGAACACATACTTAACTCCCTGAGTGAGAGCTGCTTTCTGGATTTCAAATCGCAGGGACTTATCACTATAATCAGCAGAAACATCCTTTGCGATAATCAAGCCTTGTGATTCGCTCTCAATCCACTGGCAAACATCAAGCACATTGCGGTACTCTTCGCTTTCCTCGTAGACACGGGCGGTAAACTCATCAATGCTTTCTATGTATTCTCCGTCTTCGTTTTGCTTTCGGAAGATGAAGTTTCCTTTTGCATCCCGATACATTCCAAGGGTGATTTCTCGCTCATCCTTGTGGAAGCGATGACCATGCAACTCTTGAAACTCAGGATTATTGATGACGGTGACCAGTAAGCAATACCGGACTGACTCAAGATCCATCTCATTCAGCAGCAAAAGAGCTTTTTGCTTTTGAACCAATGTGACGTAGGCAACAATCGCCATCATGTATCTAGTCTTACCAGCGTTAGATGGCATACCATTGAACATCACAGTGCCAAGCTTCAATCCTCGGAACAAATCATTCATGATGGGGTACTGGAACGGTAAACCCATATCAGGAACGCTCAAACGTTCATTGACCATTGGCAGCAGACCATTATTCAAAATCTCAGCATCATCGTTTGTAATGATAACCGTATTGATCTTGTCGGCCTTGCCACGAATCAATTTGTAAATGTCCTGAGCACCAAACATTTCAAACTGTCGATGCTTCAAGATTCCTTCAATATTAAATCCGTTTCTCTGGTACTCACGAAGTAGCGAATATTTCTTCAAGACATTAAAGTATCCCTTGATGTCATCTTCATTCGCAAGGCTCATGTAGTATTCAATGGTTGACCAGCCCTTCAGCCGCTTATATTGGGACAATCTGGACTCGTCTTCAGCCATAAACGTTAAAACAGACGTTTTATTAAATTCTTGAGTCCGAGTTTCGTAAATAATTAACGCTGCATCGTAGAAAAATTTTGTTGCTTCATCAGCAAAATCGTACTTGCTCTTGACATAATGTCCATACTCGACCAAATAGTCAGGATGCTTGTAAATTGCACCAACAAATAGAATTTCGTTCGGGATATTTGAAATGAGTTCCACTCATCCACCTCCCTCTTTTATATTTCATCGAGAATTGCATTTATATCAATTTCATTCTCGTTTTTACTCTGTTTCGGTGCTGTTTTCATCCGTTTCAGTACCGTTTCAGTCAGATTTTCCTTCGTTTTGCTTTCGCTTTCACGGCGAATCGAAGCTAGTCTTTCTTTTCGTTCAAGATAACTAGGATATTGAGCCAGCAAAACAGCCAAATCGTAATTCCACCGCTGGCTCATATCGCAACCCTTTGCTTCTTTCTCGGCAATTATCTTATCTAGTCGGGGTTTCGCTAGAACCCACATATCGTAAAGTTCTAGCGGAGGAATCGAACCTCTATATTTGTAATAATTACCGGAAATCAGCTGCGTAAGTTTCGAGTAGAAACTACCCGGAACAACCGCCGGGGCGTATGTATCTCGAATATGGTCGAAAAGAATCTTTTTTTCTTCCTGTTTGATATGTGCAAGCTCACGATTGTGGTCTTGCTCTCTCTTTTTGGAAAGAAGATCATCGACCTTTTTGTCCGTAGCGTCATTCACTTTGTCAAAAAATGCCCTTAGCAGGTCATCTGTCCAAGGGCGTTTTTGATTTTTCTTTTTTCCTACAAAACAATCCTTATGGTAAAAACCCGTCTTGTCGTAGAAAAACATGCTACGGTCTCGCTCGATGAAAATATTCTTCCCGCAAATCTTGCATTTACGGGTTAGTTCCATTAAGCCAGTTCCTTCTCCATGACTGCGGCAACCTTCTTCAGTTCCTCAATATCAGTCATAGAACGGAATGCGGTAGACAGGCCAGCCGCCTTAACAGCCTTCTGCGCTGCGCTCTTCTTTACAGGAGAAGCGGAAGCAATCAGGTCATTCAGCTTTGCCTTAATGTCATCCAGAGAAGGCTCTTTATTGTCGGAACTCTTATCTGCCGGAACATCATCCGGCTCATCGTTTTCGATACCAAGGTCACGCATACTCAGCTTAACCTCAGTCTTAACAGCTTCGTTCAGGCCGTTCTTGATGACGTTCTCCCGATTCTTTGCGCTACTAGAGATAATGTCCTGATACTCAAGCAGGGTCAAATCCTCAACGACCTCACCACCCTTATGCATACCGGTACGATCCTTATCGAAGAAAGCGAGCTGCTGACCATCCTGGAAATACAGGCGGAACTCAGTATCAACGTTGTACTCCTGACCGGCAAAACCATCAGGAATCTTGCGACCAGTCGGCTCACTTACAATAGAACCATTCACAACCTTGGTATGCTTCTCATCCTTCTCACGGCAGATGACGATGTAGTTCACGCCAGAGGCATTCAGATCCAAAATCAAAGACTGACCCTTGAAGTTCAGGGTATTGAAGTCCTTGAGCTCCATACCAGCACCCTCAATCTTGACTGCCTTTTCATCACCAGTCAGACCCTGAGATGCGGCCTTAACCTTGGCACGCTTTTGCGAGAATGCGGTGAGGCCCTGGGTGGCTGTCATCTTGAGAATAGATGCGGAGTCAACAACCAGAGCGTCGGCACGGAACGGCTTGCCATCTGCGTCCAGATAAACATCACCATTCTCATCCTCAATATCATCATCGTTGGTAACCATTTTGATATAATCCTGAACTTCTGCCAGAGACTGGGTATAAACAATCAGCAGATTGTCAGGATTCACACCATTGGCTTCCAGTTCCTCAGTATAGTTATCAATAGAACCATTCTCGGTATCCAGATACAGAACACGGAACGGCTTGCCGTCTGCATTCTTCAGATAACACAACTGCATTGCAGTACGAGACTTACCAGTTCCCTGCTCACCATAAATCAGCATATGAAGCTTCTTACGAACAGCAGATGCCTTACGAATCATAGCCATATATGTAAATTCCTCTCTAAATCTTTTCTTTTATGAGTATCCTGTATTACACAGCTAAGACTAAAAAATTTTAGCCCCAGTTGATATCTTCCTCATCTTCAGGAGTTACAGTAGACTTATTAGAACCACCCCACCAAGAAGTGTCGTTCTCAGCAGCCTTGCCATCAAAGTCCTTTTTTGCCTGAGCGTTGGCAGCAATCTTTGCCCGTGCCTCAGAGATATTATCCTCGGTATAGGTGGACTCTGCATCCTTATCGCCGGGATTCGGATCAAAGGAATCAGGATTAACACCCTCGATATACAGCTTGCGAATTGCCGGAGTGCCCTGACGCTTCATCTTATTAGGACCACCCCAGATGTTCTCGGTCTCAACTTCCTCAACCTTCTGCTGATTAACGATAGGGCCAAAACACTCGAAGCTAGTATAAGGCTTCAGGCGCTTACGAATAGAATCAGCCAGAACCTTATTCTGAGTGTTTGCCTTATAGTCAATGAAGAACTCTGCGTCCTCAATGGTGTTGTAGTTCACGATCTTTGCATCGACAACTACCTCATCGCACTCATCGCTCTTGCGGCAACCAGTGTAAACAACGGTCTGAGTAAACAGAGCCAGCTCCTCAAATCCCTCTGCATCGAAGTCAATCTCCTTGGAACTCAGAGACACCTGAGTAGGAACGAAGCGAATCTGGTGCTTACCATTGTAAGTGCTGTACTCGATGTTACCACGGACATACACGTTATCACCATCATGCAGGTTCTCGGAAATCTCCTTGGCTGCATCGAAGTCGGTCAGAGTCTTGTTGTCGTTGATGACCTTACCAGACTCATTCGTCTTCTTGGTAACACCGACCTTAACACCAATCATGTCATAGCCTTCCGGTGCAACATAGGTCAGACGATCCTTCCAAGCGACTTCCTTCTTATCCTTCTCGATGCCCTTGTCCTTATCGGCACGGCGGAAGAAGTAGACCTTATCACGAGGCATACCAGCCAGATCAATATAGAAGGTGTTCTCGTTGGAGGTCTGAACACCAAAACTCAGAACACGGCGCATAGCACCGCTCTTAGTCTCCTTCTCGTTATAGAAGTTGCTACGCTGGGTGCCAGTGACCTTACCAGCCATCTCAAAAGAACCACGGGTCTGAGGAAGATTAAAAATTCTATCTGCCATATTAAGTCTCCTTTATGTAATTTTGTTTCATTGGTAATAACTTATGTTTCTTTTTGCCGTCATAAATCAATTCATGCACTATTTATTCTGTATGTTATCCTCCGTCTGGCTTATTGATGGCTTATATTTAACAACCCTCCGGGTCGTTAATACCGAGGATCTTCAATAGGATCGTATGTAAACATCGCTCGGAGCACTCCTGCAAACTTATCGGAGCACTCCTGACACAAAGAGAACTGTAGCTTCGCACCATCCCATGTCGGGCTTTCATAACCAAATTCGTGATACATAGAGATTGTATCTCCACAAGGATTCTTAGAATATTCCTTGCCACACCAGTTACAAACATGTTTACTTATCACCATAGCGGCATCACCCCATTTTTAATATTCTCTATCACGGAACATCTTAGATTGAGCACGAGTCAATCTGTTATTCCGGCCATACTTAGGTCTGAATGCGGACTGCAACTTGTTGTTTGCGTATTCGAGGTCACTCTCCAGAATCTTCGCAGCTTCTTCAATGTAATCTCGAATGGCACAATACTGGTCGCTGTTGATACAATGCGTCTTTAGATAATCAAGCATATCGACTGCCTGATTTTTTAAAAGAAGAGTATCTTCAAGCTTGGTCTTACGCCGTTGGAAGAAATCTATATTCATAAGCATCCCTCCTCCTTTAAAAATGCAGTATATGAACTCACGAACTTTTCGTACAGGATGGCTCGTTTAAGAATCATTTCATAAGCATGAGTAGTGTGTTCACGAGGGCACCATTGACCTCCATCTTTACCAAGTTGGATTTGCTTCTCTACAATTTCCTTTGCCTCATCGAAAGTCATGTTCTCAATTTCTTTTTTCTTTGCATGGAGCCAATCTTTCATAACACACCACTTTCAGCACATGCATAGTTATGCTTTGCATTCTTATCCATCCACACACCCCAATCCATTTTATGTTGACACTCTGGACATTTCGGTTCAAGCTTTTCTAGCTTCGTCACACAGAACGGACAGAGATATGTTCCCTTTTCCTTCTGGAAGATAGGACTTGCCGGAAGGCTCAAGGAGCCGTGACCGATGATTACATTGATAGGAATTTTGTTGTTCACCGTGTTACCTCTTATTTGAATTAGCCTTTTATGAGATTTCCTTATCAAGTTTTCATAACTCCAACTTACTGGGAAGAAAATTTCTACAGAAATATGCACTTCCAAAAGACACTCCCTCAACAGGACTGTCTGTGTGTTCAGGGTCCATAAATCCTATTCGAGAATCAAAACATAGCATCTGTACATCATTTTTAAAAATATCAAATCGCGTCTTACCCTGAATACTATTTGCAGGAAGCAGTAGAGCAAACGGCTTTCCGAGCTCATAGGCTCTACGCAATACTTCGTCCTTTCTACTAAAAGGAGGATTTGAAATCATAACATCCCAATATTCCGGTTCATATGTAAAGAAATCTTGCCCGTTATCAATGTGGCTACATTCTACTTTGTATCCAGCGTTTCTGAACACCTGCACAAAGGCAGATTGCTCTTTATCAAACGGACACCAAATCACTGTTTTACTCGGCGGGGGGGTAAATTCAAGCAATGGAACAACCGCATAAACCGGTGTATATCGCTCGTCTCCCGCCGATGATCGGTCAGATGTAAGATAACCTTTATTTTCTGGCATCAGTTCACCTCATTTTTAATGTACTCTGAGAACTGTTCTGCAAAAGCACGAGCAACACCATGAAAAGTCTTGGCTCTATTTTTTGCATCCTCACCACGTTTAGCTGCGCCACGATTTCTTACATTGCCTTTATTGGCCGAAGTTCCACAAGGACAATACGGACCCTTCGGTTCAACCGCTTCAACCGGAACCAGATTAGGAAGACCTTTCAGCCATAAACAGGTCTTCTTTGTCCATGGATGGTCCTTACCATAAAATTCATATGGCTGAATCATCTGCGATGGTTTTGGCATTTCGTAAACAGCACTCGGAATTGGATTCTCAACACAAATGTGTTTGATCGGTGCGTTGTAAAACGCCATAAAGAATTCCTTAGCTTCTAATCCCTGTTGATACCGTTCTTGATTCAATTTGTGTCCAGCCCATAACCATCGTGCGCCAGCGTTTGATAAATATGTACACGGAGGATGTGCAATCAATAGATCCCACTGATCAACATAGTGTTGTGTGCCGTCCATTGTGACTATCTGCCCACCCTGTAAAGCTGCCAGTGCATTACCCAAAATATGCCACTCTGGGTGACCACCGGACGGAGGTTGAATATCACAAGAATATGCTTCATGACCAAGCAATCGAAATGCTTTACAAACTTCCTGTGATTCTTCACAGGCAATTAAAACTCGTAAGATTACAATTCCCCCTTTTAGTATCCTGTGTAATATAGCTAAAACTTTAAAAATTAGCGAAAAATAATAGACGTATCAACGTCATATTGTTTCATCGCTTATAAAACCCATCAATCGATATACATACAAAACATACATCAATCACTCATACGGACTACTATGTATGAGACTAACCTTACCGAGAGTATCTACTACGTTACTGAGCAACGAATTACATATACTTTCTCGATTTAAAACGCTATGGTTCGCTTACTATGGTGGGACAGGCAAGATTTGAACTCGCGACCAAGCGGTTATGAGCCGCCAGCTCTGACCAGCTGAGCTACTATCCCATGTAGCAGGCAATAAGCCTGCATTATTTATTATTTTTGTCAACCTGCAAATACACAGATTACATTGAACTGAAAATAGTGGTCAAAGGAGATCAATCCATCAACCTGCATATACACAGATTGTGTCCACATCTGGCAAAACTCCCTGATTGGGATGGTATCCATCAATCTGTGTATACACACAGATTGTGTCCTACGCTATTCGTGGAAAATGACGACCCACTGAATCCATCAATTTGTGCATACACACAGATTGTGTCAGCAGAATTCAACAATCTTATGTATTTTCTTTTGTGTGTATTTACAGATCGCTCGTGCGGATTATTTAGCACGAGATTATATCTTTGTCATAACAGACAAGGAACCTTACCGAGAGTGAACGATACGTTATGCAATACAACGAATTATACACACTATCTCGATTTAGGGCGCTATGGTTCGCCCAATCATTTCGGTGCGAAGCCTCCGGTGTTTTTATATTCACTTATGCTTCGCACCACTTTTAATTGATTAAAGTGGATTTAATAATGTCTCCAATGCCGGGAATTGAAATGTTCTTTGCAGCATTCCAATCAGCATTCAGACCAAAACCACACTTTTTACAAAGGAAATCTGCTTGAGTCTGACGATTTTCCTTTGAGATATAACCGCACTTGCTGCATCGCTGCGAAGTAAACTTCGGATTGATTTTCACCACATTAATTCCTTTTTCAGCAGCCTTGTAAGTGATTTTGTTCTGTAAATCAAAATACGGCCAACTTTTCAGGAATGTATCTTCAGCAGAAATACCAGATAAATCTTCAATCTGAATCGTCTTACATTTATATTTCACAGCAGTATCAACAAGCATTCGGCTATATTGATGATTAATTCGATCTCTGAACTTTGCTTCCTTATCCTTCAACCGCTCAATGCTTTCCACTCTCTTGTGTACACCATGACCGATTTTACTATCAGCACAGTGTTTTGTCTGACGACCATAAGATTTGCGGCGAGCAATCATTTGGTTTCTAAAAGAAGCAATTTCGTTTTCGTCAATCATCCCATGAACTTCATTGTCATTGAAAGCAAACACAACTGGTTTTGCAACTCCAAGATCAACACCCATCGTTCTGCCTTCAATCCAGTCAATTCTCGTTTCTTCTTGGTAATTATATCCAAGGTTTAACATCCACTTATTTTTTTTTATAAACAAGCGAACTTGATGTATGACTAGATACGCCACTTAGAATATCATCGATAATTTGACGAGATGACCAACTCTTACCAAAATTCAATCTAAATGTAATCAACCCATTCTTGGTTCCGACTTCTTTCTTGAACTTATTGGAAAGAAGACTAAGAGTCACAAAATAGTCTATACCATCCTTAAATAATTTGAGGCTAGATTTTCCAAGATAAATAGGGATTGTAGATTTATAAGAATCAATTGATCGTTTTCCAACAAAACAATCTTTTGAATTTTGTTTATATCTCTTTCCAACGTTTTGAAGAATCGTTGTTACATTCGCAGTATTATTTTTATAAAATTCCTTTGATGTACACCTATATACGTAATTTTGTGTAGAACAACCATACCGTCCTAACAATTCGTCCTTTGTTGGGAAGGCTCCGGTTTCAGATTTTACTTTATTACTATAATTAGAGTCTTCCCAATAAATCTGTACAGCTCGATTTGCAATCTGCATCATTTCACGTTGAAGCTGAAACAAAACATCATAAAGCTGTTTGAATTTCAAATCATTACGGTCATCCACAAAGACGAGTCCGTAACGAGAAACCTTCGTGTTCAATCTAATCTTCCTTTCATATTTTTGTGGATCGACTGACGGGGTACGATCCCGCAACATTCAGATTGGAAATCTGACGCTCTACCAATTGAACTACAGTCGCATAAGAACCCAGCTTACAAAGCACTACTGCACCATCACTGGCGAGCTGGGAATAATAGTAAAGGAGATCAACAAACGGTACGCAACCATTCTATGACCGTGGTGCGGATAGTGGGCATCGAACCCACACGCCGAAGCACCAGATCCTAAGTCTGGCGTGTCTGCCATTCCACCATATCCGCATAAATTGCGCCAGCAGGGGTCGAACCTGCGATGGAGGAGTCAAAGTCCTCTGCCTTACCGCTTGGCGATGGCGCATCATGTACCCAGCTTAATGGAGAATAATCCTACTGCCTTATTACTAAGGAGCTGGGAATAATAGGAATTGGTCTGAGCGACAAGATTTGAACTTGCGGTCCCCTGTTCCCAAAACAGGTGCGATTCCAACTTCGCTACGCCCAGATATTAGTGCTACCGACCCGACTTGAACGGGCACGTCGTTGCCGACAGGAGATTTTAAGTCTCCGGTGTCTGCCATTCCACCACGGTAGCTTATATAGAAGATCAGAAACAGCCAACCATTCGTTTTATATTCTAGTTTTCTGGCGAACCGAAGAGTATTTATCCGATAGCTAGTCGGCTTACACCTTATTTCTCTTCTTGTCTGGCTTGACGTCCTTTACCGGTATGACGTCTTTCCGGTCGCCAATGTACGGCCAATCCCCGAACGAGCTAGAATAACTGATCTTCATGGTAGGGATAATCGGATTTGAACCGATACGTCTTTCGACACTTGAGTTTGAATCAAGCATGTCTGCCAATTTCACCATATCCCCATATTGCCGGTCTTTCCCGGCTGTCAGCCCCGCGCAGGGCATTTTTGGAGGAAGAAACATCACGATACTTCGTTAATTATTTTAACGAAAATCACGATAAAATGTCTATTTTACTTCAGCTCTTCTGCTGACTTGCATAGAACTCATTCCGCAGCTGAATGATTCCCTTCTTACTGAATGCTTCCTGATCTTTCTCACGCTGCTCACGCATCCAACCATAGAACAGGTTGTCTTCTGCGGTAAACAACTTCGCAGTCCGGTCATAATAGCCCTTCTTCTGGACGCTCTGCATGACACTACGCAGGAACTTCCAATGCTTATAATAAGGAAGTTTCATCTTGAACATGAAGTTGTTGTTATCTCTCAGAACGAAACCTTCGACGTGATCGATGCCATGATACAGATAATTCTCATTCATGACTTCCTCATACCAAGGATAGAATTCACTCCAGTTCTCAAAGGTCTTAACCTTCTCCTTAATCTGCAGATGACACTTTTCTGCGACACGTTTCAGATCATCATAATCCATCACACTGAAGTCCATATCATTCGCAACAATATCCAGCAAAACAATATGTGGTTTCTTGTATTCAATAATATGAGCATCATTCACAGGATCAATCACCTCAAAGATGATGGAGCCATGCTCTTTGGCAACCTCCTTCAGATTCTTACGATCTTCATCGGAAGTAGTATCCATAATAATCTTTCGGAACATATCTGCAAAAGGCCCATCAGGAGTAGACTTGCTTGCGATAAACAACCCATCCTGTTCAGCATCATAAGACACAATGCCTAGAAATCCGTTTTCTTTCAGATATGCAGTCATCGGGAACTTCAAAGTGTTCTGCAGGTTGCCAATTCTCGTTTCATTCCGCTCATCAACTGCGAAGAACTTATCATAGCTTCGAGCTACGATTTTATTCGTCTTAGTGTTAATGAACAATCCACGCGCTTTGGTAGAAACCTCATCCCAGTGCTTCTTGTAAAATGCTTCACGAGAGAAGTTAAAAGAAGAAATGTCCCCAAATCGCTTCTCAAACACATATCTGCTTTGACGCATCTTACTAACAAGTTCTGCGTTATCGAACTCAGTTTTCATTTCAGCGGCAGTTTCAGTCTTTGGCTCCTCTTTTCGGAACACATCATTCTTGGTTTCTACGCATTTGATAGGCTGACCGTGTTCAAGTTCCACACAACGAAGATATCCACCAAACTCGATTTTTCCTTCGAGATTGTAGCACCGATGGCCCATATCAATAGGAACATCCTGCACATTTCGATGGCCGAAGATCTGAATGTAGCTATCCGGCATCGACTTTTCCCAAGACTCAGCCACGGTCAGCATATCAGGATAACGGCCTACGCCTTTAATCATCTGATCCGCAGACACGAAAGGAAGAAAATAAGGAAGATAGCTCAGACCACCGTGACTTACGAAATACCGCTTGCCATCATATTCAAAGTAGGCACACTGACCGACTCTGGAATAAATCTTACGAGCAGTATTCTTGTCAATACCAGCCTTAAAGAGCTGCGGACGAGTGTAGTTTGCAAACTCTTCACTCTGCACAGGTTCGTCATGACCCCACTTGTTCAGCCAACGCTCGTGATTGCCTTCCAAAAGGATCACATTCTTGCGGTTGTTATTTACGACATCACACAGAAACTTGAAAACCTCTACATTTTCAATACCACGGTCGAGATAATCACCAACGAAGATATAAAGCTCGTCGTCCTTCATTTCGCCAAGATATTTACTCAGACAGGTATAGCAACCATGAATATCACCGATAATATGAATCTTCTTCCACTGATTGAAATCATTCGGATAATAGTTCAAATCAGACATCACATACGTGGTGGACGGAAGAACCGTTACACCAGAGGGAACTTTCTGAGTAGCGAATCGAGCATACATTTTATCAATGGCAGCTTCAGGGACTCGCTTCAACCACTCTCTCTGAGCGTTTCGCCGTTTACATTCTTCAATCGGAAGATCAGTCATATCAATGATATACATCCTGTACCGATATTGTTTTGCAAGGTTCTTATATCGGTTCATTTCAATCGTCTTGGAGTTTGTAGCATCAATCACCGTAAACTCGCCGTGACTCATACGCACCTCAAGCAACTTGAAGAGCATATCCCACACAACGTCGTCATTCTGCGGAGAAATCTCCATCTGCCCGGTTGGAGTTTCCTGTGCTCCCTGACACATAAGACGGAGCGTATCTGAACTTAGCACATACTGTTCCAGATTATGCTCTTTAATATAGGTTGATTTTCCGCAGCCAGGTGCGCCACGAAATAACAAAAGTGTTCTCATCTATATCTCCCTTTCTAAGTATCCTGTATCATGTAGCTGGCGTGTTAAAATCAAGGGGTCGAAGCCCCCTGTTTTTAATTTTTGTGGAAGTATTCGATCCAGCCCTTGTATCCTTGCCGGAAACTAATGTAGGCAACCTTGCTGCACTTTCTTCCGATAATGTCCGCAAGAGGATCTTTACCATTTCCGAAACTAAGTTCTGCAAGATTAAATTCTGGATGAGTTTTACAATAGTTATAAACCTTGACATACTCGCCGTTTCTGGTCAGATGTCTTCGGTCTAAAGCCTTTGAATGATATCTTCTTTCGAGAATATCATTCAAGCGCGTGAAATAACTATGAATTGTGTTTGTGGACATTCTTGAATCACTGTCTGTACCAGTTCTATCCTCTGTTTTACGAAGGATGTAATCACCATTTATGACATAAAACGTTCTGTATCCTCCCATATTTGGAGCATCGTATTGTTTCATTTCATAACACTGCTTGATGATATTCATCAGTTTCGCGTCAACACCGGTCTTATTCAAAACAGTACATGATTCAAAGTCAACATCGTTAATCGTCAGATTGGAAACTTCTTCAGAAGTAAGTCCAATCCAGTACAGTGCAGCAATTACGTTCATACGAATCTGATATGACTCTTCGTACTTGTCCAAGAAATCAACAAACTCATCAACTGACGCAAAATACTTGTCCTCGTACATATTGTCTGAACTCACGTCGCTCTCCGAGAATTCAGCTAAGTCATACATGCTCGCTCGATCCTCATTTTTGATGTAACCTGTAATTATCGACTTTACATTTCTGAACGACCGACTTGAGTTTACCCAATTGTATCTGGCAAACATCTTTACAAAATCATCTTTTGTGAAGTCAAACAACTCATACCCACACTCGGACTCGTAATCCATAACATGGTTAAGTGTCGATACAACAAACTCAGAACTTCTATCAGAATACCTTTCGGCAAAAGTGTTGATCTTTTCTTCGGTAAGCATAGTGGCACACTCCTTCTTATTATATGTAGTGTACCATTAAACCTTATAAAAAATCAAGCAAATGCGGCAAAATTCTGAAAATCCATAGTATGTTGTACGCCACTCAGGAATGCTGCGAGCAAAAACGGTTCATCTTTGCATCTTGCCATTGCAATCATATTCATCTGACGCTCAGACAAGACACCAAGCTTCTTGATGAACTGTCCTTTGTTAAGTGTATCAGTCTCTTCACAGAGAACAATACTGTCAACCTCTAAGAATTCACAGTCTTCTTTCGAGAGTAGAACATGAACCGGAGAACGCTTGTATATTCTTGAAGACAACGGATTCCCTTTGATTGTTGGGCTGAAGAGGTTTCTCTTATTATTACTTGTCACAACAAACGGTCGAATACCGCGCTGCTGATGACCTGTCGCATTGGATAGATCAACCAACCAAACCTCTCCGACCTTTGGATCAATATTGTTATCCATAGTCTTTCTCCTCTATGATGGTGTAGCTCCGTTCCATAGCTACATTATACAGGATACAATCACAGAAGTCAAGAGGTTTTTGAAAATATTTTTAATGCCCGTACAATTCAGAGTTTTCCGACACAAATACATTAGTATCGTCGAAAATCATCTCGTAAGCTTTTTCTGTACAGCCCGGCCTAAGTGCCACCACCCTTACTTCATGACATTCTTGCCGCAGCTCAACATGACTTTCATTTCCGAAGAACCCAATACCTTTAACAATCCCTTGTGTCTCTGCTCCAACATCATTGATCTTGTTACAAATCATGTGGACATCTACACCATTGCAAACAAAGCATACCCACACTCGCTTTTTTCTTATGTACTTTAAAAACTGCTTAACCTCTATGACCGCCATAACCTTTCTCTCATTCATTAAAGTACCGCCTTCCGCTCACATAAACAACTTTCAAGATATATTATACACAGCCTTTTGTTTTAGTCAATACACTATACATCTTTTTGTTGTTATAGAAGTTTAAAATTTTAGATGATACCGTTCACTCGGCATCATCCATAACCAGCTTTGAATCATAATAGAACCTATGTGCGCCAAATTGACCCGCGAACGTTGCCCCTCGCTCGTGCCAACTGCTAGGAGCTGCCGCCGGGGTCACAAACCACTGGATTGGCTTATCCGAAATCTTAGCGCCATAATCAAACACCATAGACACAGCCAACTCGTTCTCTGCCGTTACCTTCCTATTATATAAGGTACTATACCCATACTTCTTAAAGACCTGCTGGATAGTCAAACCATCCAGTACAGCGGAATCATAAAGGCATTGAGCCACGGCCATCTGGCCTTCCAGGCTGTCAGCACCAGCTTCACAAGCAACGATCTGTTCTGCAAGAGCACGTTCATCATCGGTGAGCTCGTGCTTGTCCTGGCTGAAATTCACAACCCGTGTCTCAACAATTTCTTTCACGAAGATAACAGGTTCGTCATCGTTCTTCTCATCCTCTTTTGTTGCTTGTGTAACATTCGTGGTTGGTTGATCATTATAATATGTATACGTGCCTTCAATTCCAGTATTCGGTAACGCTTTCATTACCAAATTCCCTGCCAGCAAGCACATTATACACACAATAGCAATACTTTGCTCACGATTTATTAATAATTTGTTTATAATAAGTTCACACCTTCTTTCCTAAAATATTGGTTTTATCAGATCTTTAAAGACTCCTCATTTACGGTCATCACAAGCTCGTTGACCCGCTTCCAATCAACATTGTCCGGCAGGTAAGTCTCGCTCTTGTCAACTGACAATCTGCTTTCATAGGCCGGAATCAGTTGCTGACGAATCTCTTTGTAATCATATTCACCGTTGCGAAGCTGCGTCAGGAAGTTATAATCATTGTCTCGATAGGTTTTAATTTCACCTTTTTCCAAGATGTCAAAGAGCATCAGGTATACACGAACTGCATTCATTACCGTCTTGTGCATTTTCTTTGAATTATGGTAGATTGGATCTTTGTCTAATGTATCAGACTTCTGAATCAGCTTGCCTGCAAAACCTCCAAACGAGTAAATCACACGCTTCGAAAGGAATAGGTTTTTGTTGTCCATAAGTAGCTGCGTCATTGGGTTATAGCTAATAACGAGTTCATCAGCATTTCCTAACTGTTCCAGCATATTGGGGTTTCCACTGCACATCAATTTTACAGCTTTGTTAAAACTATAAATCGTTGTATCAGTCTGAGGGTCCACATAATGCTCAAACTCACCGAGACCAAGAAGGTCTTCTTTCGAGTTCAGCGCCACACCTCGGATATCAAGATCCGAGCCCTCAATATTTGTCCCATAAAGCATGACTGCCACCGACCGTTACGAACATCATATGCTTGCCAAGATGCTCATTCTCCCGAAGAAAATTATATTCTGGAAAGCATAATGCTCCAAGCAATTCATTTCTTGTCATAGAATCACCTATATTAAAACTTAGTTTTACAAACTACGCAAAAATTCATACAGCTCAATTTCACCTTGCAGCCAAACGACATCTCCGCCAGCCTTCAAATACACCGAATAGACCTTATCAGGATGCTCGAAGATGGATTCTACCTTCTTTACTACTTTCCGATCAATAAGTACATTACTCATATTCACTCACTCCATTTCGTTCAGAAGCTCTTTTGCATGGTCAAGCACAGCATTGGAAACGACCTTGCCACCACGATTCAGAAGCAAGAACACACGCAACGTATCCTTCTTAGAAAGATTCCGCAAATCCGCGATAGCAATTGCAGTCTCATCAAAGGTTCTCTTATCCTTCTTAGAGAGTTCACTATACAGATATCCTTTATAACGGAACCGATCTTCGTAGAACGCAGCAAGTGTCAGAAGTCTCTGCTTACCGTCAATGATTTCATAAAGGTAGTTCTGATTTTCATGCCATTCGTCCATGTCAATGTTTTTTAGAACAAATCGACCGATTTCACCACCCATGAAAATTGTCTCAAGAAGCAGTTCACGGTCATCATCCGTCCACACAGATCCGCGTTGATAACTCGGATTGCAGTTGATGCCAAAGAAGTAATACCTGTGGAGCAAGGATTCGATGGTCACATTTGAGTAGGAAATCTTAATGTCATCATTCTTGGTCAGCTGAGACTCCTTCTCGACTCCTGCTCTACGAATATTGAACCACGTTTCGTACCTATATCCATCATCATAAGAAACACCGTAATATAAACCACCGTCGCAGACTTCATCAATCTTGCAACCACTAAGACGGCCAATCACTACAGCATCTCCTACATTATAATAGTATGTAGGCTTACCAGCACGACTTGCCATCTCAGGAATCTCTGCAAACGTAGGTGACTTACGAGCTATTTCTTTCGGCGTTAATTGCAGTGCTTCTACTGCTTTCCTTCTCGGCATAACTATTTTCCTCCTAAATCTTAGTTTTTATCTGTTAAGCAATTCTTTGATGTAAAGAGTCTCAAAATTTTTCAGATTAGGATATTCGCTTCGTGCCATCTTCTCTGCCTGTTCTTCGACGCTTAAAATGCTTTCAAAGTCATCACAGTGTAACACATACACTTATGCTCATGGCTGTCATTCCAACCTTCAAAAAGAGCAACAAACTTTTTCATAACAAAGCCCTCCTAGAACTTAACTTTTATAAGCGCAAAAATCAAACAAATCATAAAGAGCGTCCTTTAATCTAAGTAACTTCTCTTTATCGTATTTTTCAAGGGCAAACCCACTATCATCTATCAGATTCCGAAGCTCAATTGCCTTATCTGCAATATGGTAGCGTTCAAAAGTTTCATAATCCATATTATTCTTCAACCTTTCTGTGTTCCATTACCAGCCGCCCACGCTGATCATCAGCATCGGAAAGCGCTTTTAACAGACCAAATGCGTACACAGCATTCAATACCATAAGTAAAATTATCATAATCCACATTATATTAACCACCTTCCTGCGCTTGCATCCTGTGGTTATGCAAAGCATAACAGCATAACCAGTTATCGTCAAGCTTTTTCAGCAATTTCATAAGAACCCGGATTTTATCACTTTCCGTCCATTGCATCCTCAATCTTGCCATTGATGGAATCAATTTCTCGCATCAGCTTACAACGATAATTTCCATCCTTATCAAGTTTGAAACACAAATCCTCATCACCACTCTTGTAACCCATATAGCACCCAGACCGGCACAAGCTTGTCGCATCAAGTGCGTCTTGGATTACTCGTGCTTCATTGAGATTCAAATCAATCTTCATTTTTAAATCCTCACAGAATTTAGGTTTTATTGTTTTCATAAAGTTTTAACATAATTTTTAGCGAAATAGAATCTAGACTACCATATTGAACCAAATTAAGCGCCATGTAAAAATTCCTTTTTACACCTCCAGTCAAATATCTAAATCTTTAAACTCAACCACTTCTGATTCACCATCATATTCAATATCTACATTCGATAAATATGTTTTGTACATCTTTTCATGACGTATAGCAGCTTCCATACTCGGATGTCGAATATCATAAAGCAACTGTTTAAGTCCTTCATCCGTCAAATTATACTCTTCTTGTAGCATACTCATATCCACACATCTCAATCAAAACGCAAACGGATTACTATTCACTACTATTATCAGTGTCACATTGAAAGTAAACATTACAAACGCGGTCATTCTTTATCACCTCAATCTCTAAATTCAATATCTACAACAATATTCTCAGGCTCTGTCATATACCTTCGTGCCAGCAGTTCTACCATGTGTTCCTTGTCCCCAAGATTGCTATTACGCAAAAGATATGAACAAACTTGTCTGCCTCTATACAAGAACACAGCCCATGCACTTCTCTTTAATGGGTTTGTAGTCTTAATCATTCCATTGCTTCCTCCAGAGATGTAGTCACATCACCAAAATCAAAATCCAGAGCACCAATCATATCATCAAGAGCATCCACAGCATCAGACAGGTTTGTGCAAGCTTCGTCTGCTTTATCATACCGCTCACTCCCCTGCAGATTCTCCGGCATGTTATCACGATACTCTTCTTCTTCCCACTGGATATCCTCAACATCGGACTTTACACTTTCGACCTCCGCAACAAGCTCATCCAGTTTCTTACGGATGGAATCAAAACGGTCAATGGTCTGCTTAATAGCTTTTCTACGAGTGTTATTCATTTTCAAATCTCCTTCAATCTACAATACCAAGCTTGCAAATGTTTTTCGGATCAGTGATGTAGCCAAACGTCAACGTGTTTCGCAGATACCCTTTGTACTCAAACCCACGATCACGAGCTGCCAGACGACACACATCTCGAATCGCGGATTCTCTCGGCCAAGAGATGCCAGCCAGCTGATACTTCCATTGAAGATCTCTCAGTTTCTGCCACTCAATCACAGGCTTCTTCTCATCCTCGAAACACAAACCATTCTGCACGGCATATTTCAAAGCATCACACCGCCTGTTTTCTTCTGGAGTACAAACTTTCCATTCTTTTTCAAGACGGCGATATGCTCTATCAAACGGTGCTTGTTTTGCTGCATCAATACCAAATGCTGCGCCAAGCAGGCCCAAACCAAGTAACAGTCCCATAATTCAAACCTCCATTTACGCTGTTTCTAGCTCTCTTTTTACCAGTGGACGACGTTTTGTTGCATTTTTTAACCAATCGTTTCCGCTAGGAACTTGCCTATCCACTCTTGTATTGCGGCCACTCCCTATCGGACACACCCGGCGGTAATCATCAGCAGTCTTACAGCCAAGAGACTCTGCTTCATCCAGAGCTTTTCGCACATAAGCCCATGTACTACCACCAAGATCAGAACATTTTCCAATCACAGCAAGCACAAGTTCATCGCCCATGCGCTCAACATATTCTGCTAAAGCTTTTTGACCAGTAGCACCAAGCTTTCCGATATTCTCTCGAAAAACATCCTCGATAGGTATCGTCGTTGTCGTCTCATCATAAGACGAAGACGATATCTTATCTTTCTCTTTTTCTTTTTCTTTTTCTAGCTTGGGTTTGCTTGCGTTTGCTTCGTTTTGCTTACGCTTGCTTGATGAGCCACCAGCTTTACCAGAAATCCTCTTGCCTTCGATGTATTCAGCATCTTTATCCAAATCTCTCTTCACGGCAGGCCACACATACCGCTCATTTCCGTTGAGTTCAGGCTCCGTTCCAGACGATTTATATTTCATCATCGCCAGTACCAGACGCCCCACCTCAGCAGCACTAAGGGGTTCAAAGTAGCTCTCGTAAGTATCCCAGATTTTAATATAAGTATCAGCCATCATACACCTCAAGAATTATCGCTATGAGTATTCACACCATAATTGATTCCAGAGTAATATCGCTCATCAACTTCCGAATCAAGACCAATATAATGAAGTGTGATTGCCTGGCTGCTGTGATTCAAAGCGTGCTGAAGCCATGCTAAAGCCATAACGTCATCACGGTGCTGTACCATAAACTGATAACCGAATGTCTTACGGCAACTATGAGTTCCAAGATTATACGGAAGTTCCATATCCTTTTGAACCTTTTTCATAATCCGGCCAAAACTATCCACATCAAGTGGATCACCAGCAACCTTTGGATTTGCTTCGTGTGTATACATAATTCCGGTCTTGGGACTGATTGATGTTCCTCCCGTACTTCTTAGCGAATTACGAGAACTGCACTTATAAGATGGGAAAAGCCAATCATCATAATGGAGCTTGGCTTTATCGATATATGTAGCGATTACCTCTAAAGCAGACTCAGGAAGAAAAACAACACGATACTTTCCAGTTTTCTTTTCCTTCATTCGTACTTTTGCGTTTGCGTTGACTTGCAGTTTTCCATTCATCCTCTGTGTTGTAACATCAGAAACCTTAAACCGAAGTAAATCACTTGCACGAAAACCAGTACATACACCAACATTAAACAAACACCAATCACGGTACATCCCACGATTCCAAAAATATTCCGAAATTCGTTTAATATCCTCTACATCTTTAATAGGCTGCACCGTTCCATTACAAGCTTCCTTGCGTTTGATATTATAGTTCTTCGCTTGGTTATGCTTTGCTTTTGGAGTTGGATCAACCTTTGGTGGATTAAACTCAACTGCGTTATTTTCGTTCCTTTCAGGTACTGCGTTCATATTTGCATCTCCTTTAGATTCCATATTTTAAACAATACTTGCCATAGGACAATCCTTCTGCATCTGCCATTCTTGTAATTTCAACAAATGTCGGTTTGTGTTTCTTTTTATTTTTACATCTAATATCTTTTTCTCTATCCACAATCCTTCTGCAATTATCACAATAGAGCTTTCCACACTTTGGCCCATACCACGTAGCCCCACATCGTTTACACGTTATGTTTCCATATTTCATCATTTTCTTATACCTCAAACTCATCAATTTTCCAGTGATGGCGATAATAATTTCCAGAATCCCCACTAACAACGGATGCTTCAGTAGCAACGCACCACGTCTCGTCATCGCTTACCGGCTGATTGCTATCTTTACAGTCATTAAAGAAATGAACCATTTTATCAAGCGCCTTGAGCTTATCCGTTGTAACCATGATTACAGAATCCTCTGCGTAGAAATCGCTAGAATCAACACACTCGTGCAGAACATAAACCTTCATAATATGTACCTCAATTCTTTTCAAATAAATCCTTTCGAACCTTCGGAGTGAATTGGCGACTTTCAAGCTGTTCAATAGCAGTCTCCAACTTACCATCTCCCCATTCTCTGGTTTCTGTATTCATAACAATTTCAAGCAAAAGCTTTGCATCTTTAGCTTCCCTGCGCTTCCGTCGAGCCTTTTTAAGCTCTGCCATAAGCTGATAACCTTGTGCTGCGTTCACAGTTTTAAATTCAATAGCGTGTTCAAGATCATCAATCTCATCACTTGCGGCAGTCAAATCACCGTACACTTTTGAGTACATCTCTTTCAGATTACACATGGTCTTATCTGTAACGATAAGATTCTTTTTGAGTTCCGCCATCCATTCAGAATCCTCCATGTGAAATGCGTATGTATTCGGCTTTGTAGCCGGAGCCGTTATATTCGGACTCTTGCCAGCAATAGTCGCTTCGTCCATAGATTTTGGTGCATAGTGGCCATTCTTGTACCCGGCGGGAAGTTTATTGATTTCACAAATCGCCAGTCCCTTAGATTCAAACTGTAATGCCAGACTGATATCACAGGTGGCGCAGATTCGACCTCCCTTTCGTTTCATAATGTAGTTGTGACCATTCGATATTACGTACATTTACTTACTCTCCTGCTCCTTCATCAGCTGCTTTACAGTTTTCTTAAACAGTGCCAGGTTCTTTTCATTTTCGATAAACACCTTAGTCTTCGGACGAGGTGCTTTACCGTGTGTCTTCTCATAAGCAACAAACAAATTGTTCATCTTCTTATAACCAATCCGCTCGTAAATCAAAGTGTAAGTGTGCTTGTACTGCGGCTTATCACCAAGTTTTTCTGCCAGAGGCAACATAATCGGAAAAAGAACCTTTGCCGTTTCACTCTGCTTCTTAGGCTTTTCCTCTACAACGGGTTCTGGTTCAACTTCCTTAGCTTCCACCTCAATCACAGGAGCAACACACACATCTACTTCAGGAGCTGCCTCAACAGCTTTAGCTTCAGGCAGAGCTTTTTGTTCAGCGGCTTCTTCCTTCTTCTTGTTGATTGCCTCGGCATACAAATCTTCAACCAAGGCACCAAAGATAGATTTATACATCGTGCTTGCTTCAACCACATCAATCGTAGGAATGTGACCAGTACGACCAGTTCTTGCACAATACTTTTTACGCTCATCTTCGATAACAAAGGTGTAGACACGATTCATATACTCGTAAACATCACGAAACACATCCTGAACCTTCATCTCATTGATTGCCGCAATCACATTGATACGTTCATACATCTTCTTACGCCAGTCACTCATCACATCTTTACGAGGAGTAAAGTTTCTGGTGGAACGAATCGCATCATCCATCTGCTTGTCCTTAATCTGATGGACACACTGAGATACGCTGCTAATCACATTCAGCGCTTCATTGCTGGTGGCACGAGCTTCCTCAATCTGTTCACTAAGATCCTTGCGAGTGGAACTAAGTTCATTCTGAAGACTCTTCATACTATCAAACAGAGCGTGAAGTCTTACATCGATGAACTCCTTGCTCAGTGCGGCATCCATCTTTGGTGTTGCCAGAACAGAATCACCACGCATCAGAGATTCCATAATGTCCCAGCAGAAATCCATAAACGCATCAGCCTTCGGCTGACGAGACAGACGACAGATCTCCATGACGCCACGCAAACTGTAACAAATAATTTCACGCTCTTTCGTGATTCCACCTTCAACTTTCCTCAGTTTGAGGAATGTTGAAAGAGGGTCAAGACGATCCGTATTCTTAACATGGATGTTTTGAATTGCCTTATTAGGGTCACTGTACTCCAGCGCCGTGCCAATCTGTTCACGAGTCATGTAATACTGGTGTTTGTCATTCTGGTACACATCCACATTCAATGCGCCAAAGGACTTTGAGGTTATTACTGTCATAGGATTGTTGGTAGTCATTTTGTTTTACTCCTTTATATTTATTAAGAAAAATCTGCGGTCAAATCTTCAAACAGCCAGCTCTTATGATTCGTGTACTCATCACTGAACACATCCATCCAAAGATAACTTTCAATATCACCACAACTTTCGTAATTGATACTGGACAGGTTAATTGTTTCGCCATCATTTCTTTTAAGGTAAATCACAATCTCAGGATATGGCTCTGTAAGACCTTCTGCAATAATTTTTCCAATAGGTGTATCAATTGCAAATTGCTTTTCATTCATTTTATTTTTCCTCCTAGAAGAACTGTTTTATCAAACTTCAATAATCTGCCACCAATCATATCCATCTTCCGAATCAATACGAACCTCATTCTTGAGATGTACCATATCAGGTTCCCAATTATCGTCTTCATGACCTTCGTAGTAATGATTTAATAGAGCATCATCTACCTGTCCTTCCATCTCGTCTTTTGCATCCTCAAAAGTATCAAACGATTCTTTATAAACAATTTCAGGTAAGAACGATTGTTCACCTTTAGCAATATAAATATTGATAAGCAAAAACATTTTATTTTCTCCTTTTAAAACTGATACTTCCAGAACAACTTTGCATTACCGGTGATAGTCTGCAAATAGCCAATGTACTCATTAAAGGAGCATACGCCCTTCATTTTCATCTTACGTGCTCCCACAGCTCGTGCAGCCACCTTCGGATCATAATAAACAGCATCAATAAATGCACTGTCAATCATCTTCTGCTCAAACATTTTGATTTCGTTAGTATCCATTTTTCAGTTCTCCTTACTCAAAATCCCACCACGCGTTAATAGACGTATTCGGAACATAAACCTCAAGCATATGATGGCCGTCACGAATCCATTCAGGTTCATAACCTTCATCTTGCAGTTCTTTCATCAGGATTTCAAAATCATTATTGATAGACTCTACCGCATCTTCCATTGTTTTGTATTCTACACGGTAAGGACCATTACACATCGTATCGTCATAGAAAACAACAACTCCATTTTTCATTTTAATTCTCCTTATATGTTCTTGTTTTTCGTCTACATGTATTTTTTTATTTTTTAAAGAACACCGCCATCGAACGTAATAATGCAGCACTCACCATCTTTACTGTAACTTCCACAGTATTCATTACCAGCTTCATCGATCCACAGCGGGTAATGACTCTTATTATCCACACCGTAATAAACGTCCGGCAAGCGTTTCAGCTTTCCAACAACCTCAAAACCCTTCAATTTAGCATACTCGCGAACGATCATTTTACATCTCCTTTCTATTCATATAAACATTGTTTTGTTTAAAACCTCGATTTTAGATATCCCAAGTATCATAAAGATCTTCGGGCTTATCATTCGGCATCCATGCTTTTGCATTATCATTAAGGAAGTAACCGCAACCAAAAAATCCAGCAGGAGAGTCACAAAGATTCTGTTCACCATCTTTAACACCAGCTTGATAAACAACATAGATAAACTCAGCAAGCTCATGCTTATCCATTCGCTTAATGCGGTCGTACATTGTTTCCATATCAATCGCTCCTTTTAGATATCGCTTTCTTCGTTTTTAAGACGACACTGTTCTTGACACTTGTCATAATAATCAATAACTTCGTTAATCTTCTCAGGAGATTCTTCTCTATATTTCTTATACATCTCCACTGCCTCTTTTGCTTTACAATCGTATGCCCACCGATAAGCCTTTACAAATCTTTGCTGACGGCGACCATAATTCTTATCCTTCTCTCTAGCTTCATATATCTTTTTAACAGTTCTTTCAGTGACCTTATCGTTGTTTATCGAAACTCTATGCATTACATCAGAAAACTCAAGAAACATACTTTCAGGTACATATCCATTGTGATCTCGCATCTGTGTCCACATCTTTCCAAGCATCTGAAAGTCCTTTTTACCGATATAAGCCATACCTAACACTCCTTTTAATATTTTTGTGTTTTCGCATTCTGGTAGCGGTTATGTCTGCCCTAGTACCGCTAATCACCTAGCATCTGCTGTTTATACTACCCAGACTTGACTTCTTATGTAGTCCTCAATATCTGCTGGATAACCATTGCGCTGGACATACTGACACAGCATACGCTGCACATCACGGTTATCACCGTAATCCATCGCGATAGAAATATCCTCGCCGTGAGTCCAAACACCAAGACGCTCATATTTTCTGACCTCATTATAGAAATCATGTGCGCTGTAGTGTCTTCCGTTCTTACGGTCAAGAATGCTGTCAATAATCAAAGCATTCACCTCTTAACCAAAAATATAAATGGCTGACGTTCTTGAAGTCACTGCATAATAACCACCTGTTTTATAACCTTTCAGTAACATTCCGTCACAACCATAAACACCGGAAGAATATCCAATTTGAGAAAGAAACCCTTCTTTTTTGATGATTCTTTCATAATCTTCGTTGTTTGCACGAGTAACATCCTCTGCCATTCCAAGGGCAACCATATTCTTCAGTTCTTTCCGAGTGTATTTACGCATTCTCTTTCAGCTCCTTCTCAGTTTCATCATCCCAATGCAGACCCCACTTCTCATAAAGAGGAATCCAGTGATCCGAGTAAAAATCGTAACCAGCCCCATCAATACCAAAGATGTAGCCATAGTCCTCTTGCGTATAAATTCGGAATCCACAATCAGCCATCTTCTGACGCCACTGAGGTTCTTCAATACGCCATGTGTCACACGGGTCATTAAACTGCCACATCGTTCCCCACATTGGCAGAAAATCATCCCGAATCACATCGAAGCAATTCTCGTAAACGTAAATCTTTGTGCTGGTATCCACATCGGGGACAATGATGTATTCCGTTTCATCATCGTCATGGAATTCAATGCCAACGATTTCACCTTCTCCGCTGTAATCGCTATCCCACAGCGAAACACGGTCGCCCACAGTCGGCGGTGTGACTTCAACAACACCTTCGCCGTTTTCTTCGATGTCTACCTTATTCAGCTTTTCAATCACGCTCTGAGGAATCGCATTGAACTCCTGAACCCATGCGTAAGCTGCGTCTTTCTTCGTTTTGTATATAGCCATAGTCAAAATCTCCCTTTCTTGCGTATCCTGTATTATATAGCTATACGGTAAAAATAAAAGTCCTCTGACGGACTGCCATTTCTAGCTATAGAATACAGGATACCAGCACTTTTGTCAAGCACTAAAATGTAGATTTTATTAACGTCACATTTTAATGCGTCAATACGTTTTATTTTCGTGACCATTCTGTGAATATCAATCAACATCCACTTCATCAGGCCGTGCCCACAGAACATCCTCGATGGTATCATCGTAGATGGTTTCTGTTCCATTGCTGTTCATAATCATGGTCACATTCTGACCATCTGCCGGTGTTTCTTCCATGCTTGCATAAGAATACAGCCATTCCTCGCCGTTCTCATCAATAACATGGATGGTCTTAATTCCGTTGCGGAATACTTCGATTTCATCCACGCTACCGGCCAGGACATAACGATTATCCAGGCGAGTTTTCATAGGCTCTGCTGCGTTTGCAGTCATACAGTTTGCCAGAATGGAAACACCAGCCACAACAGTAGCCAGGATGACGGACAGCTTATTCTGAGTAAGTTTCATTTTATGTATCTCCTTTTCAATCTTTCAAACCAAATAATTTCATACCAGCAGATCCCATGTCTGCCGGATACAGATTCACAACAAGATTGTCGTAAAATTCTGCAATCAGGTTGCCACTGCAGATATCCATATAAGCATCATCCATAGACAGACCAGAAAAATCTGCTGCGTTGTAGTCATCCACATCCATACTAGGACACCCGTACTGTGCCTCTTGGTAGAATGTTTTAGTAAATTCCACCCTATCATTGTTATTACAGGGGATTCTAACAGCAAACAGCTTTTTCAAGCCATTCTGACCAAAAACTGCAACACAGACGCCGCCTGCATTGTTCTCATACACTTCAACACTTGCTCTCATTTTCATTTTCTCCTTTCTTAATGACCCCAACGGCAAACAATAACGCCGTTGATCCAGATGGAAATGTTTGCACCCTGCCGATACCACTCGACAGCTTCACGATGAATGTTAGTGATAACACCTGTTTCATCGTTCATAAACCACTGACCCTTTTTCATTGTCGTTTCTCCTTTACAAAAATACTGATTTTAGACAAACAGCTTCTTGCCAAAGCAATTCGGGATCTTTTCAAGTGGAAAAACAGGCTTGTGAAACGTGCGCCAGTTGTTGATATAATCCCATGCATCTTCTTCCGTGTAACAAATTTGATGACCGTCATAGATTGTTCCGTAATACATCACCGCATCACCACCAATGCGGCGAATACGGTCGAAATTCTTTACTTTGCATACACGCCACATTGCTCTACCGTGACAGTCCCAACCTTCATTGTAAGGAATATACAGCGCATCAAGACCTTTGAAGATTTCATTACGTTCACCAGTCCATTCCATGCAAACATCTCCTTTTCTAAAACATATCTTTTATTCTGACGGCATTCCAAAGACTTCAATATAAGCCTTCTTGACTGCTGTTGTAATATGCGAATCATGTACGTTGTACTTATCATACCACCCACAGATCGTACCAGAAGTGTACACATACCTGAGTAAATCCCATGCAATCCGGGTCAACAGGTCATTGTACTCATGCTCTGCAATGACGCTTTTAACATATTTCTGCCAAGCGTCTGCGTTAGTCGTTTTCACATACTGAAAACGATTAACAATATCAGGATAAACAGGATCGAGTTTCATTTTTGCCATATTCATTCTCCTTTACTCAAAGTTCTTGCAAAGACCCAAACCACCATGTTCACGTGGCAAACGCCTGAGTGCATCACGATGAGGGCAATCCAGCTTTTCGCAATACTTGCAATTTGCATTATTGCGCTCCTGCTCTGCAAAGAATTTCTTTGCGGATTTCAGGTCACAAAAATAATGACCTTGATCCCATGTGTAGGAATCCGGGTCAAAATGCCACGCAACAATGTATGGCTGATAGTGATTCTTCTTGTAAAACAATGCCGTATAAGCATTGCCTACTTCCAGGATATCAATATCTTCTCTGTTCATTACAGTTCTCCTTTTAGATCTTGTAATCGAGGTCATCTGCCATCGGTTCTTCTGGTTCTCCATCCATGCTGTTGCTGGATGAAGTGTAAAGTTTGTCATGCCGTTCTTGCGGCATTTTACCGGGTTCTGTGTATTTCCATACTGTGCCGAACTTATCGATAAATACTTCACGGTGAAAGTCATCCGTTCCAATGAATCGTAAGCTCTTTACATTACGAAACATTAATTCAACCACCCTTTCCATTCTGCCACGCCAATAGCAATGGCACAAATTACGAAAGCCCACATCATAGGTGCAACGCACTCTGCATGATAAGCAGAATAGCCGAATAACATGAGAAGCGATTTCATAACAAGACTTCCTTTCTGCCAGGATAAACCAGGCTTTGCAAATTCATTTTTTACAACGCTATTGCGTACCCTATTGGGCTGGCAGTGGGATCTTTCTGCCCCGTGCCCACTAACTTCACGGCATAAAAGTGTGGTTCTATCACTTATAGCTCAAACCAACGGTTAATTCCATTTTTGCGGTAATACCACTTGCCGTTAAAAAAGGCAAAGCTAAATTCGTCGTTGGTGAAATCACCAGCATTAAAGACTTTCTTTGCTGCTTTATCAGGAAAAAGATCGCTATAGGTGAAGCTATTGCTAATGTTGTACATAACTTAAATCTCCTCTTTTATGTGATTTTCTGACGTGTTTTTATTTTGCATATTCTGTAAATTACTTGCATAAATATACAAAACAGGGCATAAAGAAAACGCCTTGCGATAAATTCACAAGACGTTTGTTGTTGGGGTTATGAGGTTTGTTAGTTGGATTCTGACGGCTCTGCCGGGGAAACAATCAGCTCACCACGGCAAATCTTTTTGATGAATTGTGTGACGTTCTCACAATCGTATTTTGGGAAAATTTCTGTTTCCATAAATTCTCCCTCTTTAAGCGTAAGATTACAAGTTTTTTTCCATTGGCAAGAGGCTTGACGTTTTTTCTTTTCCTGCATTGCTGCAAGAATTTCTTCTTTGCTCATGTTATCATATTTGCTAGGTCTGCCCACAATCGCACCACCTTTGTTTTTCATTGATGGTACAATTATAGCATGGTTCTGCCGTTCTGACAAGGGATTCATAGCCATACTACCACCTTGTCTTTTTGCCGGATTTCAAAGGCATTTGCGGATTCAAAGGACGCATATCACCACGGAATTTTCCTAATCCGTTGCCGTCCATGTATTCTGCCGTTCTATTCCGGCAACGTCTGACCGTCCCATTCATATCAATGGATTCACCATAGATACGTTTAGAAAGATCGTTGTATTCTGCCGTATAAAAGTTAGGATTTGCCCGCATTGCTTTTGTGTGTTTGCTAGGTTTGTGCCCAGCTGAATCACGGTTTTTCTGTGCAGATCGAATTTCTTGCCATTCTTTGCGCTCTGATTTACGCTTGTTTTCACGTTCTACAATGCGCATTTCTGCCCTTTGTTCTGCCTTATGATTCCAGTATGTGAGCGTGATTTTTCCGTCATTTGCAAGGCTTTTCACGCTCTGAGAAATAGCAGATTCAAGCATAGCCGAATAGATATTTTTAACGATTCTGCCGTTCTGGTAGAACACAAAAGGCATTTTGTCGAAAGAATCCATTTTAGGCATTGAAACAAAGACAAAGTTATAATTCTCTGCTTTGATTGTTCCGTAAATGGAATTTGCCGGAATAGATACACCACGAAACACTACAGGTGTATTCTTTTGGTGCAAAGAAATTTTCATTATGTTCACTTCCTTTTCTAAAAATAGGCGCACTTTCTGTGCGGAATTATATCGGTTATTTGGTTAAAAGCTCTTGCGCCACGTCAAGGCAAACCGATTTTGCAAGAGTAGGGCGGACTATTGCCCACCCCAGCGCGCTATTAGGTTAGATGAAACTTACTTACTTTGTTTTCTTAAAAAAGGCAGACTTGCTCTGAAGATCGTATGCACGAGAACGCTTTCCGGTAGATTCATCAAAGGACAGTGCATAGCCGATAGTTACAATAATTTCATCAATCAGCGCGTTGTCATTCAGCGTGGTAACAGTGCCCATTTTAGCCTTAGTGTATGCCGTCTTGATATAGGCCATATCACAAGAAAGTGCCTTTGCCGTCAAAGTTTCGGGCAGAATAGCGTTATAAATGGCCTGCAATTGCGCAAGGCGGGTTTCTTTGTTGTTCTTATTGCTAGTAAAGCAATCAAGTTTTGCATTCTTGAGCGCGTCAAGCATTTTTTCGGAACGAACAGGCTTGTTTGCCGTTAAGTCAGTGCAAAGGGATTCAGCCATAAAGCCATTGAAAAGCATAACAAGTTTGCCGTAAAAGTCGGAATTGCAAAGCGTATCATACTTTTTGCCCGTGGTATCACGATAAACCTTTTCCAGCTTTGCAAACTTGATACGCATAGCGGATTCAGTCAATTCATATTTGCCGGTTTTGTCGTTCTTTTTACCGCTGAATTTATGGCCGGTATAAGTCGGGTTTACGCAATAGGTGCGGAACATTTCGGCGCGTTCCATAGCAATCAAAACCTTGCATTTATCGGTGCAAAGGGATTCATTTTCGGCTTTGTTGTTGTCCGCAATGGCCTTAATCAAATCAGCCGTTTCGTTGCCGTTTGCCGTTGCCATTTCGGCGGAATTGTTGAGCAATTCCAGCAATTCGCGTGCGCTGAAAGAATCGGTAGTTTTGTTCTGAATAGCAGTGCGGAATTCGGGCATAGTGATAGCTTTACGCATAATAATCCTCTTTTCTTTGTGTTTTGAATTGTATATAGTCGTATTGTTTTGCGTTTTAGCGCAAACCAAAACCCGCAAACTAGACAAAATTGCCTTGTTTGTGGGCTTGTGGTTCGCCCTAAAAAGGGCAAAGTATGTACACTTTTTGTACTGTTTTTTTCTTGACGTTGTAGGGTTTTGCCCCATTAAACAGTTAAAACATTTAATGTACAGCCCTTGCAAACTACACTTGACTTTGCTACAATAGATAATGGTATAAACCATAAAAGCAAAGTATAAACCTTGCAACGTGTAGCCCATGGATATAAACCCATAAAAGTTAGTTTGTGGCTTGCGCAAATTGTACTTTCTTTTTTGCCCTTCCTTGTCTAGTCTTACAATGTATGGCCGTTGCCCTCTTTTCTGTGCAACGGGTTTATGTGCATACAATGTGTTCTAGTATCCGGTGGATTGCGTTTTGTTTGCCCTCAATGCCTTAATCGGACAAACTGCTTTTTAAGGTTTTTTCGGCTTGCATTGCCAAAACCAAAACAGTGATTTAACGGTCAAGCCGTGTTTCCTGTTTTCCGTATCTTTCTAACCTATACGGTAGGATAGCAAATGCGTTTTGTCGTGTGCGGAATGCACAATCAACGCCCATTTGCAAGCGTTGCATTTTCTGAATCGGTGCTAGCTACACCGCCGAATTTTTCCGACTGAATCAACTTTCTAGGTGCTTTACCGTTCCGGTAGACTGCTGATTTATAACCATATAGGCTTGTTGCACTTGCCTAGATTGAGCAGAAACATTTTAGCCGTTCCCGCAAAGATTGATTCAGTTTTCAAAGTACGGCACAATCTGGTTTCGGTTTCTTTTCGGTTTCCCCTGATTGCAATGCAATTTTACTCTTTTTTTCAGTCGGTATCTAGTACTAATTGTTGCAATGATATGGACTAAAATTGCAAGTTATACTAGAATAGCACAAAATAGCGATATATCGTTTAAAATTATATTTTGGCAAGGCTGTGATCGAATAGTTAAAGAATTTTAAGAAACACACGGGAACGTGTTCACGCACGTGCGCGTGTGCGCATGGGCGTGCGTGTGTGCGCACAAAACTCTAATAGGTACAGCGATCCCTGACAATACTATATATTGTGGTTTGAATGAATAGTTAAATACTAGATATTGTGGATAGTACGATATTGAACAACAGGGATAGATACTAGATATTGTGGTTTGTTGGTGAATTGAATACAAGATATAGGGAATAGCATAATTGGTGTAAAGTAAAAATACTTTACAAAATGTTGCCTGTGCAACATTTGATATCATTTTGATATCGAACATAACGAAAATGCAATCAATTTGCAAATTCAATCCCCGGCAAAAATCAGTACTATAAACATACTGGAAAAGTAGGAAAATTCTCCGCCTAGAAATTTGCCTCAGATACCACCAAAACAGGCACTTTATCAAACTAAAGCAAATACCGCTTTTTGCACAAAAGCGGCTTTTCCCAATGGGGATACTTTCCATTTTTCAGATGATTCAGGCAGCAGGCCGAGCACCCAGTACATCTTTCTTATTCATAATCAAGAAATGACGTTTTAATTAACGCATCATCGTTATATTTCACCATTAAGCCCAATCAATTCCACCTATTCCACTCTCCAAATAACCCATCCTATTGGCAGCCAATACTCCAACTACTTCTTCTCTCTCAATCTGGCAATAAATAATTTCTTGACACTTCTACTTCCCCTCCCCGGGGTACACTTTTCCCTGGCAAAATCATCTTAAAAATACACCCATATACCATCTCCTACATACACCTACAAATCACTCATCTTTCCATCACTTTTCCACTCAAAATACCTAAAAATAGCCTAAAATCGCTATTTTTAAATCGGTAGCTCATTCGGTAACTAGCTAGAATTTAACGTATTTTCGTTATATTTTTGCTAGTTTTTCTTTTTATTTATACCTTTTTACCCCTTATTTTGTCCCTTTTTGACCAAATAAAAGCCGAAAAACCTAGTGTTCATGCGGGTTTTCCCGATGTGTACCATAAATATACCGAAAATGACCATTCTTCGGAGCATAAAGTACCTATTCGTGCCAATATGTACTCCCCTATCGCCATAAATGGATTGATCTGGCATCTGAGCAGCACCATCAGAGACTTCAAAGACCTACAAGGAGTATGATTGTAGCCTCTGGCAGCTTACACAGAACATATAGAGCATCTGGATGTCCTTCATAGAGAGTAACACTCTCAGAAACATACCTTATTATAATAGGCGTTAAGAATATTCATATCCTGTATTATGTAGCTATTGAATTTTTGGCAATCTCATGGTATAATGAGTGTAGATAGCTATAAAATACAGGATACAGAAAAGGAGCTAGTAGTAGGATGGTTGTGATGGATATTTATAGCAGTCTTCCAGACAGGCCGCAAGCGGTCCCTGCCTATGGCAGGAAAATGTTATCGATGGTCAGCTACGGTCGCAAGCGACCTTTCGCAGACATCGCTAACATTTTTGAAGGAATTGGATTCTTAAAAGTATTCGTACTCGTACTGACAATCATGTATCTTCATACATATATATAATACAGACTCGTCAGTACGAATATATTACAAAATAGTTACAAAATAATATACATGGGAGGTTCTATGGAGCAAAAAAATTATGGGGTCTTACCGGAAGTGGTCAGTAAATTAAAAGCTGGTCAGGTGTTTTCAAATTTTTTAGAGTTATCTAAATATCTTGACGTCTTCAACAAGAACGGAAAACCACTTGAAGGCAATAGTCGGAAACATTTCTTGAATGAGCTCAATCGGTTTGTTGAACTTCGGAAGAATGGAAAGAGTTTTGTCGTCGTCAAAGTACGTCCAAAAGATGAGATACTTCCACCATTGCAAACTAGAAATAAAGGAAAGTTCTCATTGCGTCTGCAGAACCAGATTGCTTACCACTTACTTAAAGAATGTGATGGCAGTAGTTGGATGGAGTTCTTTTGGACACCAACTGCAATACTACGAGCGTGTGGAATGACCAATAAGAATTTTTATCAATATCCAGAAGACCTACATGATGAGGATACCTTTTGGGCTGAGATAATTGGCACACCATTAGAAAATATTGCTCGTGAGCAAATGGATGAGTTCAGAGAGAATTTAGCAGCGGATGCTGAGACATTTCAACAATGTACTAAATCTACAATGGTTGGGTACATTGAGTCTGCGCTCAAATCTATGGCAAAAAACAAGGAAATATTTTTTGAAGACTGTCCTGCTGTCTTTATAAACCATGACCCAGAAGAATACCACATTCCTTCTGAAGACCAAAAGGCCATTTACATGAAGATGTATACGAATGTGCTTCATGAGTTCTACACGTCATCTGGTCGAGTGTGCCAGAGTGAACAAGACGTATTTCTGACCGGACGGCTTCATGAGTTCTATGAAGAATTAGATAATAGATTCAAGGAAATTTTTACATATGACCTAGCACGACCGATGTACCATATTACGATTGAGCCAAACTCGTTAAAGCGATCTGCTGCACGGACAGAATATAAATTGCAACAGCAATGCTTTCATGAGATGAACGATGCGATGTGTGAGAATATTCCAACGCTTTCTGCCGTCAGAAGAGGTAGAGCGGTATTAGAGGAGAATCCAGAATACTATAATGATGCCTCCCAACCTCCCTTTCGTTTTGTGCATAGGCAGTTGAGTGATGAGGTTCTTCAGCTCTTTATAGATGGAATGATTCGTGTTTCTGCGAATTCTGGAATTCCTCGTGCTGGATTTAAATGGTATGGTTCTTATAAAAGATAAGGAAGAAGGTTGAATGTAATGAATTTTGATAACCCCTACTGGAATGATTTAAAGGTAACGTATGAGTATTACCAAGCTGCTGGCCGCTTACCAGAATTCCACAAGAAACATGTTTGTACGAAATGCAGGTACGAGATTCCGTGCTTCACTACTTGTGATGATGTGCGATGCAAATGTCAAGAGTTTAAGCCTAAGACTGTGCGGAAGGCTGACAAGTATTTACATATCAATGATTTCATGAACGATGTGGCCGCATTTGAGGCTGCTAGAAATATTTAAGGAGAATTGCACAAATGGATGAGAAAGATATTTTTGGTTATGATGCAAGTGAGAATGTTTCTATATCAAAAATTGCTGAGTGGTACAGTGGCTTGAGTGCTAGAAAGTTAAACAATTTTTTGGGAAAATGTGGCGTAATATATCGGGACAAGGAAACTAAATCATGGATTGTTACTGATAAGTATAAGGATGTTGGATATGCCGTCTCGGAAATTACTGTATTTAAGGACGTAGTGGAAGGTCATACATATCTTCTCTGGACAGGCAAAGGACGTGAATTTATTTATCAGTTAATAAAGGATGAATATGGACTTCTTCCAAATAGCAAGAATAGTAATAATACAGGCTCTGATGTGAAAATCGCTAGTAACGATACTGCAATTGTTGAGGATTCTGACGGGTGTATCTCAATCTTAGATTTTGTACATATTCTGAGCAAAAATGGGATTCTTGTTGGTGGTCGCATCCCACATCAAAATAATGTATTTGAGACCCTAAGAGAAAAAGGATTTCTTAATGAGACAAGAGGGTTATATTGGAATACTCCGTATCGAGACTTTGATTGTTTTGGATATTTTAAGGTTGTTAAAAAGAGAACTCCAAAAGGTAAGTTTAGGTATGTTACACGACTTACACCAAAGGGACAGGCGTTCTTTTTGAGATATTTTAAGAAGCTGATGGATGAGAAAGATTCCATTTATGGTGAATGGGGACGATAAGGAGGGCTAAGAGATGCGAGTGCAAATTGGTAAATACATTATAAAGAACTGTGATGAGCGAAATCTTGTTATTATTGAGCAGCGGCCAGCTGGCAAGAATCCAAAGACTGGTGAGATGGGCACCGGCGTAAAGGAAGTTACGGTTGGCTATTATCCGAACCTTGAATGGGCTTTACATAAGATTAAGGATTTGAATATTTCTGAAAGCGATGCCGATACCGTGGATGTATTGTTGGCAGAGCTTGAACAGATCGATGATACGATCCGCCGGGTGGCCGAGGAGGTCAAGTGATGCGTACTTACGAGGATGTTGATGCGGAAATCAAGCAGCTTGTGCGTGATATGAACAGCTCCAGCTTGACACGCAGCGAGTACGAAGCTGCTGACGATATACTGGATGAGCTCTATCAGGAGCGTGAACGACTTTGGCTCAAGGCTATGGAAGATAGCGAGAGTTGCTATCTATAAAACATGCTATTATCTGTAAATCATAAGGAGTAGAATTTATGTTACCGTCAGAAATATTTAAAGAACTTAATGATTATATCAAGACTCTTCCAAATAATAAACTTATCATTCTTTGCAATGAGATTTATGAATGGAAATATGAGGTTGGAGAATTTCCTGAAAACTCTGCGTTTAATTCTTTGTCTAAGAAATTCAACTATTCAAATGGAAGAGCTATCCAAAATTCTATTATAGAAGAAGCTCTCAGAAGGTATAGACGGCTTTCATTACTTTTAATAAAAGAATCTCCTACACATTTCTTGCAGCAGTGATAAAAGCCTAATTTTATATTTTTTATAGATATACAATACAGGATACGTTTTGTAAGAATACGGAGGTGACTGCCGAATGGCAAAGCAGCAAACTTGCCAGAAGTTTGTTTTCAAGATCCATACGAAGCGTCTGGTTGAAGCAAAGTGGGATTTGACTCTACCATTAGATGAGGCTAGACGAAACCACGAGATCATCTCGCTGGCTGATAGCACTGTTTTACGATGGATTGATGAGTTAAATGGTGCTACGGATGCAGAGGCTAAAGCACGGAGCATTAAGCGTAGAATCAAGATGCTGCGGAATGAGCCGTCTTGCTTAGAGAACCGCCGGGAGATTCGGAGACTATACACTGAGCTGGACGCAGTTCAATTCAAGCCGGATTATATGTGTCTGGTGGTTGATAAGAAGAATGATTACCGCCGGGCATGTTCTCCAAAGGGGTTTAAAATCAATGGAATCACGTATCGCCGTCTGGTTGGGACTACCGGTGGTGTTAAGAATAGCACGATTGTGTTTGTGAGCGACCGTCTTGTTGGTGAGATCCGCAAGCGAATTGATAATGGCCGTAACAAAGGAATGGAGTTTATTCCGGCAAAGTTGGAAGCATATCGGGCACTCGCCTGCTCTGCCTCAATCCCTGTTACTGATCCAGATGGCATTCTGGTTGTGGATGATTGCTATACTCATTTTAAAGACCATGTGATTATCCTGGATGATGGTGTGTCTGGTGAGCCTACGATGGTCGAAGATCCTGAACATGATTGCGAACTGTGTGCCAGCGATGGTTTTGGTCTTATCAGCTATGACCTTGCCCAACAATGGAGCGAAGATTTGAAGCTACCGTCAACTGCGTCTGGATTCTGTGTGCGTAACGCCTTTTGTAAGGGAATGCTATTCCCCTTCCCTTTCCGTGAGTTCGCCAAGAAGGTTGCAAAGCAGAATATGGTCAAAGACGCTTTTGGCGACTATAAGGACATTAACCGTGTGCAGATGATTCTTACTACGTCGATGCTCAAACTTTATGACAGCTATCATAGTGCAGATGATTGTTTCGAGAATTGTCAGGAAAACCACTACCACTTTTCTGTAACGAAGACCTGTGAGCTGGAGCTTGATGAAGAGCGTAATCTGAACTATCAATTTATCCAGAGTTATAATTTAACGAACGATGAGATTCGAGAGTTGGTGAAGCCTACACTGGATGAAATCAAAGGTGCCATGGGTGGTGATTGGCGTGATGTACTGCTTTATTTGCGTGGCAACGGAATGCGTGATGACCCGAATTACATAAACAGCTTAGAGAATGATTATATCAAGGCCTTAATGATTGAGCCAGAAATGATCAACGACCCATACGTTCAGAACCGCATTCGATTCTTTATTAAAAAACGAATTTCTCAGGCGAAAACAGGTGTAGTAAAGGTTAGAGGTAACTTTCAAGTTCTTAGTGGGGACCCGTATGCGCTTTGCCAATCTATGTTTAGAATGCCTGTCACTGGTCTTTTAAAATCTGGTGAGGCTTATAGTCGATTCTGGAACGACCGTGATGTGAAGCGAGTAGCCTGTTTTAGAGCGCCAATGAGCCAGATGGCAAATATTCGATGCATGGACATAAACTCAAGTGATGAGTGCAAAAATTGGTATCGCTATATGAAGACCGTATTTATTCTGAACGTGTGGGATAATACGGACGCTGCACTTAATGGGGCCGATAACGACGGAGACCTCTGTTTTAGTACAGACAATCATATCCTGATTGATAAATGGGTGGATGAGCCTACAGTTCTCTGTGTGCAAAAGAAGGGCGAGAAGAAAATCCCCACTGAAGAGGACTTTATTAGCTCTAATATCAATGGATTCGGTGACGATATTGGAAAAATCACAAATCGTATCACCACAATGTTTGATGTGCGAAGTAAATTTGAGCCAGGAAGCCGCGAGTACGAAGAATTAACATATCGCATTAAATGCGGCCAGCTATATCAGCAGGCGTCGATTGATCGCATAAAGGGCATTTCCACTACTCCGATGCCTCAATACTGGTATGACAATAAGGCTTGTGTTGTTAAAGAGGATGATAACCCAGATGTTGTTGAGGACAAGAAGTTCTGGGCACGTATTTGTGCTTGGCGCAAACCTTATTTTATGAGCTACATTTACCCCTCTCAGATGAAGGACTATAAAAAATATGTGGCTGCAGCTCGTAAGAGAATTAAATGGGAAGGTTTTGATGGCCTTGACGAGATGATGAAAAAGGAAGTCAAGAATGATGTTGATGAAGTTGTTATCCAATATTACCTTTACCGTATGCCCGTCGGTGTTAATTCCTGCACTATGAATCGTCTGTGCTGGATTATTGAAGATGAACTTGAAGAGTTTGAAGATGATTTGAAAAAGAAGCGTAAATTTGATTACGATTCTCTCAAGTCTGGTGATGAATATAAAAATTCTCAGTATTACGGTATTCGCCCTATCTTTAAAGAATATCTTCGATACGCACGAACAAACTCTGTTATCGACAATTCAAATACCAAGAACAAGGAAACCGGCGCAGATCGAATTGAGAAGTTGAATTTTTACAACGAAAATATGTTGCGTACCATGCATCAAAAATGTTCTGATGATAATATCCTTTGTGATATTTTGTTGGACCTCTGTAAGAAAAACGCCTCAAGTGTCTCGATTGTATGGGCTCTATTTCCTGATATTATTATTAAGCGTCTCTTTGATAAGGCTGGCAACAAGGCCCATGTTCTTGTTAAGGACGATAATGGTGATGTTGAATATTGTAGTGAGCGTTATAAAGACGTGTTAGTCGATATGAACAAAATTGAAGAGGAGGATGCGAATGGTAGTATTGAATGAACGTGAGTATGCAGAAGAACTGCTTCAAAAAGATGTGACTTGCAGAACCGCCGGGCACGCTTTACATTATATTGCAAAGCTTTATTTCTCTCAGGGGTATTCTAAGGAAGAAGTCAAGAAGAAGCTTGATGATTTTCTTGTGGCTCATATGTTTGGATATAATAGAGTTTTAGATGAGAACTTTATCGTGCAAGCGATTGCGTCCGCCAAAGGAAAACAATTGGTTGAACTTGATGGAGTAAGTGTTACAAAGTCTGAAACCCAGAAAATTCTTGCCTTGGATGGAAAACCGATGCAACGGCTCATGTTCACAATGCTTTGTTTGGCTAAGTTTCATATGGCTGTAAACAACAAGTGTAATTATTGGATTACGGAAGATACACGAGATATTTTCCGTATGGCTGGTGTTTCTGTAAATGTAGATAAGCAGAATGAAATGATTCGAGAACTGCGCAATCTTGGTTTTATTGGTTTTGCCAGCTTAAAGAAGATTGACAACTTGAACATTCATGTGTTAATCGCAGACGAAGAACCGCCTATCGCAGTTACAGTATCAAATTTCGAGACTGCTGGGATTCAGTGGAATCAGTTTTGCGGAAAGCCATACATCAGGTGTGAATGTTGCGGTCGTACCGTTGCTCGGACTGGGCGCAGACAAAAATATTGTCGTAAGTGCGCCAAAAGCATCAATATTGAGAAAACATCTCAAAATAGAAAAATGTTTGATTTATAAATCGTGCATTTTTGTATTATTTTAACACAGATACGTTGTATTTTTACATATTTATATAAAATCATTACGGGATAGTTATGGTAGGGAGAGAGAGCGAGGACGCTTGTTTTCTTCCTACCTATTTTATTTTGAAGGGATGTAATGACCTAAATGATCGAAATCACCAAAGCAGAAGCCAAAGAAATCCGTAAGGTTTATCCGCATGTCTTTATTGCAAAGACTCGTCACAAGCGTTTTATTGAGGAGTCTGTCCGCTATCTGGAGTTGATTCCGTTTAATATTGAAGCTCGTGAAATTGTTGAGCGTGCCAAGCGTGGCATTCGAGACTAATTTATGAAAGAACGAGGTACGGACTTTGGATTTTGAAATTCAGCTGCCCGAGGAGATCACTAACCTGATGAATGGTGGCGGTCTCCCATCTCCTGAGATGATGAACTTCTATGTTGACGAGAAGGATCGCATCTTCTTTATTGACTTTGAGATTGACCAGTCTCTGATTGAGATTGAGCGCAAGATTCTGCAGTACAACCGTATCGACAAGGATGTCCCTGTTGAGCAGCGCAAGCCTATTAAGCTGTTTATTTACAGCTATGGTGGCGAGCTGGACGCCATGTTCAGCTTTATTGATGTTGTTGCACTGAGCAAGACTCCTGTTTGGACGATTAACGCAGGTATTGCAATGAGCGCTGCTCTTGTGATGCTGTTGTCTGGTCAGAAGCGCTTTGCCCTGCCTCATTCTACTGCACTGATTCACAGTGGCTCTGGCGGTACGCAGGGTACTTTTGAGCAGTCTAAGATGGCTATGGACTACTACGAGAAGCAGGTCGTGAAGATGCGTGAGTATATTATGGCTCACTCTACCATTGATAAGAAGACTATGACCAAGAATAAAGCGAAGGATTGGTATCTGGACGCTAATGAGCAGGTCAATTTTGGTATCGTAGACAAGATTTGCGATGATGTGGATGAATTCAATTAATGGAGAGTAAATATATGGCTGCTGATAAGACTGAAATGCGTAAGAAGAAGGATATTCCGCAGAGTCTGGACGAGTATTCTAGTTTTTATGGTATGACGCTTGATGATGAACAAAAACACTATAGGGACATGCTGTGGAGTCCAGACGTTGATATTATCTTTACAAACTCTGTAAGCGGAACTGGTAAAACTACTATCGCTGTGGGTGTTGCAAATCTGCTTGTCCAGTATGAACGATACAATGGAATCGTTTATATTGCATCTCCTACTCAGGAAGAGAAACAGGGTTATTTACCCGGTACTCAAGAGCAAAAGAGTGCTCCATACATGGAACCGCTCTTTGAGGCACTTGAGACGCTTGGTATCAACCCATCAAGAGTTGTCAAAAGCGAAGATGATCCAGAGAGTGAAAAGTATGGTGCCTACATTCAGGCGACTACTCATACATATATGCGCGGCATCAATTTTAAAAATAAAGTAATATTAGTTGATGAGTGCCAAAATGTATACCGGGAGGACCTAAAGAAAATTCTTACACGGTGCCACGATAGTTGCAAGGTCGTATGTTTGGGTCATACTGGGCAGTGTGACCTATATAAAAATCCGCAGAACTCAGGATTTAAAATTTTTCTTGAGCACTTCCGTGATAAGGAGCGTGCTGCTGTTTGCGAATTGAAGACCAATCACCGTGGATGGATTAGCACTTGGGCAGATATGCTTGAATTTTGAGGTGAATATTTTGTCACAAACAAACGAGCAGAAAACAAATGCCAGTTTTCAGGAAGAAGCTAGGCTGAAGAATCATAAGATTACAGTCATTGGTAAATATGTAAAGAAGAAAGATCGCATTCTGGTTAAATGCAACGAATGTGGCAGAGAATATGAAATGTTTCCGCAGTCTATTCTTGCTGGATGCGGATGTAAAAATTGTGCAAGTAAAAATGCAAACTTAAATAACAAAAGAGCAATTCGTTATCCAAATGTTGTGGATGCATTTAATAAGCGTGGCTACAGTCTTTTAACAAAAGAAAATGAAATTTCATCATACACAAAGGATAAATTACATTATGTTTGTCCGTTACATGGTGAGAAAGAAATTTCATGGAATAATTTTATGCGTGGGCGTGGTTGCAATGAGTGTGGCTTAGCTCGGTCAAAAGAAAAACAGATGTTGGACTTTGATATTGTAGTTAAAGAGTTTGAACGCCGTGGATATACGTTGTTATCTACAAAAAATGATTATAAAGGTGCTCATTCTAAACTAGTATATTTGTGTCCGATTCATGGAAAGCAAACAATTCAATGGGCAAATTTTTCTCAGGGAGCCGGGTGCTATGATTGCGGATTGCGTAAAAACGACAGCAAAGTTGCGGCTGGATTAAAGAAGTATTGTAAGGAAACCTATCCAGATACAATTACAGAATATAGAGCTGTGAAAAATCCAAAAACGGGTCGTTGGATGCCATACGATATTTACATTCCGTCTGAAAAGATTTTTTGTGAAGTCATGGGTGAACAACATTATAGATATACTCCTCATTTTCATACGAGTGAAGAAGATTATATTGAAAGCTGTATTCATGATGAAATCAAAGAAGATTATGCGCAGGCACATGGACGCTATGTTGAGATTGATTTGCGTAGATATAAAACAGTAGAACAAGCTATTAAAAAATTTGAAGGGTTCCATAATAGTTGGATTAGCCAGTGGGCTAGTTTGTTAAATGGCAAATTCCCAGAAATTACCGTAGAGAATTATTATGGGAAATATGGGTTAGTCTAAGCCACTTCAATTTTAAAATAAAATATAATGGAGAATAAAATTATGGTTGCTAAGAAGAGTGTTGTTTTTAAGAACGCTATTATTGATACTGCCGAGGGTACTATCACCGAGATTACCAAGGATGGCGAGAATGTCTTCAATCTGAATGAAGCTCTGGCAAAGTGGGATGGTATTGAGGGTGTCACCATCAATATCTCCACCTCTGATGAGCTGCTGGGCGATCCGGCTTGATGCCAATGGGTTACTATAATAAACGGCCAGAAGAAACGAGCGATGACTTCTTTGTAAGAATCGGGAATGCTGTTCTGGCTAGAGAGTTGACTTGGGATGGCGCATCCAAAGTGCTCAATGATGAGTTGGGCAAGAATTTTGGTGAGTGCGCATACCGCAAGCGTTTTAAGGCATTCCGTGCGGGTATGCAGTATCAGGAGTCCTTATCTAATAGAGATGTTGGAACCTGCATTCTGTCTATTTCCGACCTACATATTCCATTCCAGAAGCCCATTGAGACTTTTAGTGAGTACGCTGGTAAGATTGATATCCTTCAGGTAAACGGGGATCTTGTAGACTGCAGCTCCATTTCTCGCTTCCTAAAAGTATATCGTAAAAGTCCAATGGAGGAAATCCTGATTGCTCGTCAGTATATGATTGACCTGATTGAGATGCTTCATCCTAAGAAGGTTGTTATAAATTATGGTAATCACGACTTACGTTTCCAGAATTATCTTGCTAAGAATCTTGACACCGACTTGCTTGAACTGATGCCAAAGACATCTTTGGAGCTTATTTTTGTTGATGGTTTCAACCATTATAACAAGGAACTTCATACAAAGGTCCATTATGACCCTTTGATTGAGGTGTTCAATGGTACTGGTATTGAGATTGTTTACAACGATACTTATTTCAGTCAGATTGGTGATACCGTCTTTGTGCATCCACTGACTTACTCATCTGGGTTACTGAAGACTGCTGAGAAGGCATTCAGATACTTCCGTGATAATGGATTTAAGGATGTCAATGCAGTGGTTCTCGCTCATACTCACAAGTGCGGTCATTATGACATTGGTGATGGCGCTGTCGTTTACGAGCAGGGTTGTTGCTGTGAGTCTTCTAAAATGCAGTATGCCGAAGGCAAGTTGACTACTTCACAGCGAGAGGGTTTTATTATTGTCTATCAGGACAAGGATGGAAAGTTGATTGAGAGTAAAACGCACATTGTACGTCTAAATTAAAAAGCGGTGAGCCACTACCAATAAACGTGGACCTAAAAAAGAAGTACGACCGCAAGGTCTGCTTGGGACATCATCTGTTGTCTCCTTTTCTATGGGCTGGGGCGATTGCTCCAGCTTATTGTGCCAGTGTAGTTCAGTTGGTAGAACGCGGGTTTTGTAATCCCGATGCCTTTATGGATTTCGCATGTTCAAGTCATGTCACTGGCTCCATGCCACTTTAATTCAGTAGATAGAATAATGTGTTCGTACCACATATGTCGTAGGTTTGATTCCTACAGGTGGCTCCAAGCTGTGCGGTCAATAGTTGCTACCGCCTAGACCAATTCAATCTACGGATGATTGGATGCAAAGTAATTCTGCGGAATGAAATGATAAGCTATTCGCGTTGCGCCGTGTAAGTGCGCAAGTTAAAAGACATCAGGTTTCTCGCGACCAATAAAGCGAGGCTTTATGTTCAATGTGTTCCGCCACCGTAAGTGCGGACCATTAAAGTCTAAAACAAGCGTTTTATCGACACGAGAACAATTCAACTAGCTCGGATGGTTTGATGGATGCTTGTTTTTGTTGTGCGGTCTTACTCAAGTGGTTGAAGAGAACGGTCCTGAAAACCGTTAGGTCGGCAAACCCGATGCCAGAGTTCGAATCTCTGAGACCGCGCCAGTCCTTCTCCCGGAGGGCTTATAATTAAAACCGGTTCCCTACCACCGGCTAAAAGGTAGGTTTTATGCGCCTATAGTTTAATTGCTTAAAACAGCAGACTCTAAATCTGCCTCTTGGGAGTTGAAGTCTCTCTGGGCGTGCCAAAAATGGCTTCCAATTCGCGGTTGGAGGCAAGTCCGAAGTCGATCTATGATTAACCTGTGATGCGCACACGATTAAGAAATAGATGACATTTAGGCATTATATAACGCGGGATACAGCAGTCTGGTAGCTAATCGTCCTCATAAGTCGAAAGTCGTTGGTTCAAATCCAACTCCCGCACCCAACATCTCCCCTTTCGCAAGCCTATCGCCAGTTTTCTACTCCCTCTGGCGGTAGGTTCTTTTATGAACAGTCCTGCCTGTGTATTTCAGGTGGCACGGTCGGCGTAAAGCTGGCCGTAAATACAAAATTTAGCCGATTCGTCGGCAGGGCGTAAGCCCAAATAGATGATAAAGGCCTTAGCTCACTACGGTGTCAAAATGCTGAGGTCGAATTTTGAACAGAACCTGTTAAGCCTCTCAACGATGCGTATCATAGCAGGTCTTTTATAGAATTAAATTCACCCGGCCTCCCAGATTATTGGTGCTCATGAGGGTGGATCTTTTGTTTGCCGTAGGATGTGCGCACGTTCTACGGCTTTTATTTTTGAACGGAAAGAGGTGACTAAATGCCGCGTAAGAAAAAAGTCATAGACCAAGATATTATTCTTGAGGGGACAGAAAACAAGAAGACTTTTAAATGTCTACGTTGTGGAAAAGAATATGACGTGGCAGTTGGTCACTTTTATAAAATTACATATTCAAGTTTATGGAAAGCAAATGATTGTTACGCGCCTATTTGTAAGGATTGTGTGAACGAGATGTTTGATGAATATTCTCGTAAATTTGGAAGTGATCGTACTGCCTGTATAATCATGTCTCATGTTTTAGACGTACCATTTTACAATTCACTTTTTGATTCAATTAGTCAAAACAATGGCCGTGTAACGATGGGTTTGCTACTTCGGATTATCGGAAACGCTCGTAACTATCAATTTCAAACTTTCTCTAACACTCTTGTGAACGGTGAACTCAATAAAAACGCTCTCGATTTACAGGAAGAGAAGGAACAGAAGTGGTCGAAGTCTGAGATCCAAGCAAAGGATGACTGTATCTCTGTTATCGGTTATGACCCATTTTATGGGTACAACGAAGGTGACCGCCGTTATTTGTTTAGCGAACTCATCAAGTATTTTGAGGATGGTATTGAGGACGACCCGTTCAAGCTATCCCAGATTGTTCAGGTCGTGAACAATAATAATCAGATTCGACAAATCGACTTGCAGATTGCCCGCTTAAACCCAATGAACTCGGCTGAGGCAATCAAGAGTTTGAATGATATTAAGGTCAAGTTAGTTTCTAACAACGATAAGATTGCCAAGGAAAACGAGATTTCTGTTAAGAACCGTTCCAACAAGGATGCCGGACGTAATACGCTTACATTCTTGATGAAGGATATGCGTGAAAAGGATATTGCTGGCGCAGAAGCAAACTTCTACGACCAGTTACGGTCTCCTGGCACTCAATGGGCGGCAGATATGAGTTTTAAGGCAATTAAGGAAAATGCTTTCTTTGATGAAAATGACCAGCAGGAAATTTTTGATACACAGAGAGAATTGATTGATAAGTTCCAGAAAGAAAGCGACGACGCCAAGGAAAAATACAGGTTGTCTCTTATTGAGAATCAGCGACTCAAGGAGCTGTTGGAAGATGCCGGTATTGACGCAAGCGAAAAAGATACGGATGGTGATGCCGTATGAGAATGAAACAAAGAGCGCCTATTATTACAGCCGTAAAACGTAAGATTTATGAGTGTGATGCTGCAACGATTTCGTTCTATCGGCGTAACCCTGTTATTGCGGCCAGAGATTTATTGGGTATCCAACTATTCGATGCACAGGCGTATATGCTGGAACAGAGCTGGAATGCAAGTCATGTTCTTTGGGCGTGTAGTCGAAACTTTGGTAAGTCCTTTGCTGGTTCAGTCTTTATGCTTCTAAAAGCAATGCTATATGAGAACCAGTCTATTTATATTGTGTCGTCTGTTGGCGATCAGAGTAAGGTAAAAAGTTGCCTCGTATATACGGAAACGTGTGTATGCTTCTTAGTTAAATGCAGGTAATTGGTAAAGCTCTACACTAAAGCGGAATCGGAAACGGTAAACGTAAATGTGCGAAAGTAGAAAAAACGTAGAGATGAGCTATGCTGAAATAAAAGCGTCTTATGGCGTGCTAAAGCTCGTAATAATCCATGTTCATGCAGCCAATATCCGTAACGTTGTAGTGATACAGCAGGATAAGGTTCAACGACTAGCTCCCTGTCGGAGCGGCGAAAGCCTTAATGTAAAACCGCAAGCTTATGGCGGAGGAAAAATCAAGCTCCAAATTACATTTGGATGATGAAATAGTCTACTCACGACAAGAAATTGTGTGGCCGTTTATACGGCGGTACGCAGTTGCGATGCGTATTAAATATTTTTGGAAACTTTTAATAAAATCGAAGAAATTGTCACTCGTGTTGGTAAAACAGCGGCTTCAATTCGTAGTCTACAAGATATCGCAGAGAAAGAAACCAAGAAGTCTGCAACAAACAAGAGTGGTTTTAGTCATAACCCCGCTGGGTATATCGTTGAATTTTACAACGGTAGCACAATCAACACTTTGAATAGCAAACCCGACTCTGTACGTGGCCGCCGGGCTACTTTTATCTTTTTTGATGAGGCTGCATTCTGTTCTGATGAATTGATTGTTGTCTGTGAAGCTTTTGCTACTCAGAACAGCGACTTTGTTACTGATACAGATGGTAGCTATAACCCTGAAACTCAACCTCTTCGCGTCCCTACCCAGTTGGTGTATGCTTCTAGCCAGGATTCTATGGACAAGCTTTTTTATAAGTATTATAAGCAGTTCTCCAAAAGAATGATTGCTGGTGACCGTGATTACTTTGTTTGTGACATGATTTGCGACGTTGCCATCAATGTTTATATGAATGGCAAGCCGTACAAGCCGCTTCTAACTCAAGATAAGGTTGATGCAGCTATGAAAGCAAATCGTGAGAAGTGTCTGCGTGAATTTTACAATAAACCGACTATGGACGGTGGTGTAAACCAGATTATTAAGTGGGGTACAATCCGGCGTAACGAAAGAAAATACATCCCACAACTATATTGGGACCCGAATTACAACTATATTCTGGCTTTTGACCCTGCACGTACAATGGATAATTCCATTATTGGTGTTATGCGTATTTACAATGATAAAGAAAATGGTATATGCGGAGATATCATAAATTGTGTGAATATGGTTGATCTTGCAAGTCAGAAAAAATTCAAGTTAGATTCTAATCGTCAGCTTGATGAGCTACACGAGTTGATTCTACATTACAATGGACAGAATCCAGATTACGAATATCTGGATTCTCTTATGTTGGATCAGGGTGCTGGCGGTGGTGGCACTTCCACCTATGCAGATGGTTTACTTTCCAACTGGAACGATAAATCTGGCACTGAACATAGAGGTTTGATTGATGCAAGTCATGAACTGTATCAGGGTTATGATGCTCGTTATCCAGATGCTGTAGATAAGTTGCATCTGATTAGTCCTCGAAAATTCCGTACTGCCATGGTTGAAGAATTT